CTCAAGGAGCGGTACACCGAGACCCAGCTCAAGGAGTGGGAGGTCAAGCAGGCGGTGAACCTGCGCATCCACCGGCAGGCTAAGCCCAACAAGGACGCCAAGCCTATAGATGCGGCCAGCGCCATTGACGTTGCGCGGCTGTGCAACACCCGTATGTGGGCTGTGCTATGATAGACGTAAGGTGACAGAAAACGACTGGACGAACATACTCAAGATACAGCCCAAGCAAGGGCAGAGAATACTTGCGTGGATGCCTGATGACCAGAAGGTGATAGTCACCTATGACCGGTACAAGTACTTGTGCTGGGGGATCACTCACTGGAAGAATATGCCGAATGAGCAACGACAATCACAAATTAGCTAGAGAATGCGGGCCAGGCTGGAATGACCTGATTGGACCCATCGTCATCCGCGCTGACGAGACAGGCGCGACCATTGTGCAGATCAAGGAGAAGTTCGGAATGCTCAGGATCTATCTGGGCCCCGGAGACGTCGACTGCGACGAGCTGCTTGACATGATCGACAAGGCCGAGATGGAGAGCGCGACCACGTGCGAGATGTGCGGCAAGCCTGGCGTTACCATGGCCACGGGCAGCAACGGGCACTGGCTGAAGACACTTTGCAAAGAACACGGAACTGAACTGGGCTACCGGAGAACCAAATGATTCCAGCGGCTTACATTGAAAACCTCAAGAGCAACTATGATGGCAAATGGGTCGGCGACGCCCGCAACCGGTTTGCTGACAAGGACGGCAAGATCACGTACGTCCAGTCAGGCAAGGACATTAAGGGGCAGTCATTCGAGCGAGTGCTGGGCGACGTCGGCTTCCTGCTGGAGCTGACCCCGCAAGAGGGACGCGGCGCGAAGCGACTGGAGTTCAGGGACAGCCCGGCGCGTACCCAAGACTGGGAGGACGTGCTGTACGGCATGATTGAGGGTAGGACGAACGTAGAAGCCCTAGGCGTGGCGCGCGTGACAAAGGTGTCTTCGAATGGCCGGGGCCAGGTGATAACCCTGTGGGGGGCCGCCCTGGACGCCGCATTAGACGATCTGGGGTACCCGGACATCTGCCGGAAGGAGTTCACCGTGGAGAACGGCTTTGGGCCTGGATGACACGACTGAGTGGGGGCTGGCATGCTACGAGCTGCTGGCCGGTGGCATGGTGATTGTGGCGGTTTCGTACATTATCTGGTACTTCGTCGAATACTGGAAGCACGGGCCCGGTTAGCGAGTATGCTACAATAGGCATTCCCGCCAAGGCTGACGTTCGGCAGCCAAGACGACGCCGGGCTGGTATCCCCACCACGCCCGGCAATTTTAAGTGTTGACAGGCATGGGAAAGCGCGTATAGTTGATCCCAGGCAACAACTGGAGAGTGAAATGAGTGATTCCTTCGACAAGATCGACAACGACGAGCTTCGTGCCGCCATCGGGCGCTTCAGCGTCTTCCTGCGCAATGACTACACCAAGAATGGCGACGAGTACAGCCTGAAGCAGCCCGACGCCTGGGTGCCGGACGCTCCTGGCAAGAACGTGGTCCGCATCCTGCACACGGGTCGCGGCGGTTCCGGTGGCAGCAGCTACTGCTTCATCGTGCTCAGGGACTTCGAGAAGGGCGGCAAGCTCTGGCGGAAGGGCGACATTCTGATGGCAGCTGGCTATAAGGCCCCAGCCTGGAACGCGGCGCGCGGCAACGTCATAGACGACAACTACGGTAACGCCACCTGGGCTGGCCCGGGATACCTGCGATGAGCATCGTTCAGGAGATTGTGCTTCATCAGGTCCTCATGGAGGGTCCTCAGATCGAGGATCCACGTAAGCGGGAGCGATACATAGACGAAACCATTAACGCCATGACCAACGTCGAGCTGCTGGAGCGCATCAGCAATGCCATTGAGGCATCCAAGGGGTTTGACCCATGACCTGGGTCCTTATGGTGTTCATGCAGTTCCCGGACGGACACCGGGAGCTGCGCGGGTGGAGCGAGTACCCGACGGCTCAGGCGTGCTATAATGCTTTACCTGAACCCAAACCTGACGCTAGCCCTCTGCGGCTGGTGAAGTGCGTGCGACAACCATGAGCGGCAAAGTATTCGTCATCAGCGACACGCACTTCGGGCACAAGCGCATCATCGAGTTCGAGAAGACCGCGCGCCCGTTTGCGACCATAGAGGAGCACGACCGTGAGCTGGTACAGCGCTGGAACGCGGTGGTCGACAAGAAGGACACGGTGTGGCACCTAGGTGACGTCTTCTTCGGCCGGGACGGGCACAAGGTGCTGGCCGAGCTGAATGGCTACAAGAAACTGGTGCTCGGCAACCATGACCATTACCCATTGGCTGTGTATCAGCAGTACTTCGGCAAGATATTCGGGGCCGCTGAGTACCGTAACTGCATCTTAACGCACGTGCCCGTGCACACCTGCCAGATGTACAGGTATACGAAGAACATTCACGGGCACATGCACAGCAGATCGACCGGTGACCCGAGGTACGTATGCGTCTCCGCCGAGCACACCGGGCTCGCCCCTGTGCTGATGGGGAGCGTGCTATGATGTTCACATCGAGAGCACGAGCACTGTCGGAGATGGCGCTAGCGCTGTGGGCCATGGAGAATGACTCTTGGTCACTGGTGCGGCCTACGCCGGAAGAGTTCCAGGCGTATACGCTGATTGAGGCTGTTGTGAGGCACAATAAGCAGCGCGATAAGGATGAGCTGTGGAAGTGGTTGAAGGAGTCCGCCGAGGGGCGTGGCGCGTTTACCTAAAGGAGATTCGAGTGAGATATCTGCCATTGTTTACTGCATTTGCAATGCTGTTCTGCGCCATCGCATACGGTGCCGAGCCCATCCAGCCCATCTTCGTGCCCGTGATCGTGGAGTACAAGGGCGGTTCGTTCCAGTCTGTGCGCTTATCAGGCGACGAGTGGTTCGACAATCTACGAGACTGCAAGAACGCCGCCGACAAGCAGGCGATGAGCGTAATCGAGAGCGACACCGGGGACATCAGCGTCAAGGTGGCGTGCCTGCCAGTGCCCAGCAAGAACCCTCAGGTGGACGCGAAGTGAACACCAGGGACAGCTATAAGCGCCGGGTGGCGCGCCTGGAGAAGTACCTGGCTGCGTCACAGCAGGAGCGCGCCAATCTCGCGATTGAGCACGCCAAGGTGCGCAAGCACTACCAGGATGTGGTCGCCAAACACATCGCCAACGAGCGACGCGGAGACCAGTTGCTACTGGAGGATCGTTTCAAGATCCAGGAGCTGGAGCAGCAGGTCGGGTCGCAGCATGTGCAGCTGTGTAACGCCCTAGAGGACGTCAAGGTTGCGCAGCTGAATGTGCAGACGTACTCCAAGTCGTTGGAGCAGTGCCGGGCGGAGCGCAGGCAAGCACGTCTGGAATGCGCCGCCGCTGCGTCAATGGTGGACGAGCTGCAAGAGCGGTTGCATATTGCCGAGCAGCGCCTGAGCTATCGCATCTACCAGGGACTGGCTAGGTGGTGCACCAAGACCGGCGCCAAACTGCGCCTGAGGCGTCTCGCTATCATCGAGGGAATCAAGGCACGGCTGCTGGTGCTGCGCCTGAATAAGCCCCGGGTCGAGGCTATGCGCGAGGCAGGCTACATCCCCGAGAAGCTGGTGAAGGTCGCCCTGGACTACTGGCAGCACGACAAGGAGCGTATGGCGCAGGAAGAGTACATACGCGAAGTGCATAGCGGCAGCAGAGATGGTAAGGAATGGCAGCGTTCCGTGGTTGTGCCTAAACCTAGCATGTGGCGTAAGCTGATGATACTGATCGGGAGGGCATGATAATGACGAAGATGCAAAAGCGACGCGCGGCAGCGGATCGCCTGGAGCAGGCTGCGCAGGGACTGATTGCGCAGGCTTACATACTATGCTCACCAGATGGGCACAATATCCACGCCCGGCAGCGTAACAGCGCTGAGCTACTTAAGCGTGCCCGTCAATACGCCAATGCCGTGGCCGCTGTGAGGAGATCGTGACCGAACCAGTGTTCTATCAGGAGTCGATTGAGCGCCATGCACCGGCAGTCCTAAGCTGCCTGGCGAGGATGGTTAACGGTCTGATGCTGGAGATCGCCAAGGGGGCTAAGATTGATCCAGCGTTGCGAGCAGAACTGGGGAATGCAGTGGGTCTAATCATGAAGGCCACGAAGGATCCCAGGTGCCCTTGACGCATTGCAGCACAAAATAATGCTTGCATCATCCATTGGAGGCGCGTAGAGTTCATCTCAGGCAGCAACCAGGAGATGAGAGATGAACCAGAACGAGATACTTGAGGTGGAGATCCGCAACGTGTACGGCAAGGGCTTGCTGTACCCCGTGAACAACGTTGCGAAGCTGTTCGCCAAGCTGCTGGACGTCAAGACCTTCAGCAAGCAGCAGATCGAGGACATCAAGTCCCTGGGCTACGTGGTAGGCCAGGTTCGCATGGAGGTGGTGCTGTGAGCCGCGTCTGGTCCGTTCAGCAGAGCGCGATATTCGACTTCGCCACCAGCGGCACCGGTAACGCGGTGATCGAGGCTGTGGCTGGCGCTGGCAAATCAACCACGGTCGTCGAGGCCATCCGGCAGGTAATCGCGAAGTTCCCCGGGATGTCCACCCTGTTCCTGGCGTTCGGCAAGCGGAATGCGGACGACCTGAAGGCGAAGGGCGTGAACGCACGCACCTTCCACAGCCTGTGCTTCAACCCGGTGCTGCGCGCCAAGAAGCTGCGCGAGGTCACCGCCAGCAAGACCCGGGACATGATCGACGCCCGCTTCGGGGATAAGGAGGCCCGCATGTACGGCCCCTTCCTGCTGAAGCTGATCGGGCTAGGCAAGAACGCGGGCATCGGCTGCCTGCTGCCGGACATCGAGCAGAGCTGGGTCGACCTTGCTGACCACCACAACCTGGAGCTGGATCACGAGGACGCTGACTTCCACACCGCGATCCGGTACGCCTCGGAGCTGCTGACGGCCTCCAATGCGGCCCCGGCGGTCGACTTCGACGACCTGCTGTACCTCGCGGTGAAGGACGGCATCAGTCTGCAGAAGTACGACTTCATCGTCGTCGACGAGTACCAGGACACGAACAGCATCCAGGTAGCGATCCTGCGCAAGATCATGCACGCCAAGACCAGGCTGCTGCTGGTTGGCGACCGGGCGCAGGCCATCTTCGGGTTCCGTGGCGCTGAGTCCGAGAGCATGGATAAGGCCGTGACCGAGTTCGGCGCCATCCAGCTGCCGCTGACCGTGACCTACCGGTGCCCGACTGCGGTCGTGAAGCACGCGCACCAGTGGGTGCAGCACATCGAGGCAGCCCCGGGTGCGATTGAGGGCTCCGTGGAGTCCCTGGGGGACGCCTGGAGCGTTAAGCAGTTCGTAGCCAACGACCTGGTTATCTGCCGCACCACGGCCCCCTTGATAGGTGTGGCGTACAAGATGCTGAAGGCCCGCATCCCTGTGCAGATTCTGGGCAAGGACATAGGCGATGGCCTGAAGTCCCTCATCAAGCGCATGAACGCCAAGGGCATCCCGGCGCTGGAGGCCAAGATCCAGTCATGGCGCGCCCGCGAGGTCGAGAAGGCCCGAGCTAAGAAGGACGACGCCAAGATGGAGCAGGTGCGCGACAAAGCGGATTGCATATTGTTTCTGATCGACACCCTGCCTGAGACCGAGCGCACCGTGCCCGCTCTGGTAGAGGTCATCGACGGCTTGTTTGCGGACAAAAAGAACGTCACCGTTCTCAGCACAATCCATAAGGCGAAGGGATCCGAGGCTAAGACCGTGTACTGGCTGAATAGCTCCAAGTGCCCGGCGCAGTGGGCGAAGCAGCAGTGGCAGAGGGAGCAGGAGAGAAATTTGTGCTACGTGGCGACCACCAGGGCACAAGAAAAGCTTGTGCTTATCGAGGAGGAAGCGTGATGACTAGCCACCAAAAGAGAAGACGTACAGCATGGTTGCGGCAGAACAAGAAGTGTTATTGGTGCGATTGTGAGCTTGCGTGGCGGGATGTGACGTCGGACCATAGATGGCCCAGGGGTAGTAACCTTAGGGGGCAGCCGTCCCCTCCAGAGCAGCGCAACATCGTGGCATCGTGCTTCGCGTGCAACCAGGATATGGGCCACAAGTGGGTCAAAATAAAAAGTATCTGGGGGCTTGCAAGGATGCCTGATAGGGCGTAAGCTTCACCCATCGATTAAACCAACGACTGAGGAGAATGATAATGGCTAAATTCAACGGCGACGTACGGCCCCTTTCCAATAACCCCGCGTACATGGGCGTGATCTTCGAGGGCGAGATCGACCAGGCTATTGCGCAGGCCCGTGCGGCGCAGGACCATGGCCTGGCTGAGCAGTTCGTCCCCAAGGGCATGAACCGCAATCGGGCAGCCTTGCTACAGCACCTGAATCTCCTGGGGCTGCCTAAGGCCCCGGCAATTGTCGACGACGACATCCAGGAGCCGCCCGGCAAGTACACGGTCGAATACGCCCAGAGCCGGGGATGGCTCAATGGCCCGGCCAAGTTGGCGATGGAGCTGGATCCCAGCAACTAGGAGGATGATGTGAGCGCGCTGACAATTTTCGGGTACCTGGTTGCGGCGTTCGCAGCTGTCGTGGTATGCTACGTTTCCATCAGAGGAGAGTGATATGAAGTTTCAGATCCGCAGAGAGCGCAATCAGTTCGACCCCAGGATGTCGATGTACAACGTATACGACGCTGATAAGTTTAAGGAGGGCACTGCCAGGGGATACCTGGGTGGGTTCGCATCGGTAGGGGCAGCTCAGTTGTTCATTGAATCGCATCGCACACAGCCATTGTCTGAGCTGGTTGCGGAGGTAGAGGTGTGACTGAGGGTCTGCCGTTGTACGGGCACCATCCGCTACCAGGGCGGTGCCGGTACTCTGTGCGCCCGCACTTGGTGGAGGACTGGCATCAGTGCCGCAAGAGGCCGATGGCGATGAGCTGGTACTGCTGGCAGCATGACCCCCGTGAGCTGGAGCGGCAAGGTGGAGAGCTGAGGAGGAAGCGATGAAGATTGAATTGCCTTTCGAGTTGAACGTGCAAGTGTGGAAGGCCACGCTGCACTACCGCGACGTGCGCGAGGTGTGCCCAGAGTGCAACGGCGACAAGTTCGTGACCGTTGTGCAGGGTAATGGTGAGCAGTTCCAGCTCCCATGCAAGGGATGCGATGGCGATATCCTGACCCCGCCGCGCGGGTACGTGACACGCCAGGAGAGCGACTACATCCCGGTCAGCTTCACCCCGAGACGCTGGGGCATGTACGACACTGACCCGTGGTACTCGGAGTCATCGCCTGATGACAGCAGCTACACGCAGACGAACGCCAAGGATCTGTTCGCAGGCTTCATGGAGTGCAACGACCACTGCAAGCAACTGAACGTCGAGCGGGATGCGCGGCAGAAGGATCGTGAGTACCAGCACCTGATGCACAAGCGAGAGGACTACGCATGGTCGGTGCACTACTGGCGCAACAAGCGTAACTCATTGCGCAAGGAGCTGGAGTGGATCGACAATCGTCTGAAGCAGATCAAGGAGCGAGCGAAGTGATGTCGCCAGTCGAGAGGCTGCGCAGAGCCAGCACCGGGCAAGGCGGTGTGTACCGTCTTTGCAAGCAGGCTGCTGACTACATCGAGCTGCTGGAGCGTCAGCTGCATCCTCAAGAGCACGCTAATGCGCTTGCGGATCTATTGAGAGCACAAAAGCGTGTCGAGTTTCTAGAAGGGCAGCTGCGCATCGAGCAGGATGAGCGCAAGTCCCTGGAGGGCAGGTATGCTATCATCGATGCACGGTACAAGCAGGTCGAGGAGCGCTGGCACAAGCTGATGGAGCGTAAGGATCTGCAGTGCGGTAACCGCGTAGACTGGGAAGCACCGGAGAAGGTTCGATGAGCTTCAAGGTCGAGCACTTCCAGGGTCACTGGTTTGACGAGGGGCTGGTGTTCGCTACGCGAGACGAAGCTATGGCCTACTCGCGACACAAAGGTCTGATTCCCAGCCGGGTGGTAGCTGCGACGCGCGAGTCTACCATGCAGGCTGGGATTTTGGCAGACCTGCCGGTTAACTATACCTTCAAGGACGGCAAGCTGGCGCCGTATAAGACGCCTACCAAGGCATCTATGAGCTGGGAGGAGTACATGCTGGCGGGAGGGCATGGGATGCCGCTGAAGATACCTACAGTGCCTGAGTGGCAGGTCCCTGAATCGGTGCCAGTTATGATCCCACCAAGGCCGCTGTGCGACGGATGCGGGCAAGAGATCGACCCAGACTGTTGCGGCTGTGGTGACCCACCCGAGTCACACAGCGTGTGGAGTGGGCACCCATTCATCCCCATGGGCTGCGACTGCTATCGTGCGTCATGATTCCCGTCGTATCTCTTGGGGCGGGGCACCGTTCCCAGGACGTGTGGAGGTGCGAGCAATGCGGCGTAACGAAGCCCGCAACGTGGCGTGGGGCAGGCGGGCGCCTGTATCATCGCAGGAGCAAGTACTGCGGCGGGATCTGCCGGGGGAATGCGATGAGGGGCAAGGCGAACCCGGCGTACACGACAGGCGCACGCACAGCCCCCAGGACGGGCAGAACACGCAAGGCCATGACGACGTGGCAGGTTACCGAGATCGAGCGCTGGATGCGCTTACGGGACCGCACAGCGCAGCAGCTGGCGGACATGATCGGTGTCACCAGGAGGGCGGTGCACAAGCGGAAGGCGGCCATTGCTGCGAGGCAGCATGCGAAAGTTGTTGACAGCTCCACTGAAGCGCCTATGATGGGCGCCAGGCAGTAACAGGAGAGATGAGATGAGCTACGTAATCGTTCGCAAGTCGCCCGCCACTGGCCGGGTGATGTTTCTGACAGAGTCCCGGTCAGCTGGTGTCAGCTTCGAGGCCCCTGGTAACTCAGTGACCGGCGTAGGGGTGAGCAACCTCAAGACCTGGAAGACACCCTCTGGCCCGTACCGATGGTTGAAGGAGCGCCCGGACATGATGCGCGCGTACGGCGCCGTTGGCATGGTGCTCGAAGTGGTGGAGCAGTCATGAACCTCCGCGAACTGAACCGCTGGGTCAACGCCGCCGAGTCCTGGCTTGACCGGGTGCTGTCATGATCGCCAACGAGAAGCACTCCAAGGCGCTGGTCAACCTGGTGCAGGAGATCGGTATGTCCGAGGTGCTGAACATCCTGGCCGCGCACTGCGCGCACAGGCATGAGTGGTTTTATGCCAATGGTAGCCCTAATGCGGCAATTTGGCATCGCACAGGGGAAGCCCTGTCCGAGGCAGCTGACGAGGTGGCGATATGACCCCAATGAAGCAAGAGGCCGCCGACTGGCAGGCCCGGCACGACGCAGCCGCTAAGGACGCCAACGAGCGCCGACTGAGGCTGAACCAGATGTTCGGTGTGTCACTCAGCAACTACGACCTGGGGCACGCCAGGGGCCTAAGGGAGGGCCGTGACTCCTCCAACGCTTACGAGCAAGACTTCGCGTACCAGCACGAGGAGTACACGCGTGGGTACTGGGACGGTTACAAGCAAGGCGTCAAGGAGCAGAAATGAAGATCAAGTGCGGGCCCACGCAGGCCGAGATCGACAAGCGTGCGCACTCCGCTGCGCTGCGCAAGTGGGCCATTGGGCAGTGGCACGACTTCTATCCAATATGGCCACGCCAGGTGGCCAAGGGTGACTGCCGGTGCTTTGAGTGGATAGAGCGCCGCTGGGTGCCGCAGGCCGAGCTTAACGAGCAATGGCGGTTCGATGCAGATATCCGACAGTGGCGTGGCGATGCGCACTGGCAGTATAGGGTCAAGCATAGCAAGCTGGGTGGGTGACTGCAGCGCCGCACCCGGAAGCGGGCTGGCAACTGGAGCAGATACCATGGGCGGTCTGCGGTGAAGGTTTCCAGCCTGCGGATCTAATGTGCTATACTGGTGATCCCAGTTAGCCTCAGGGCATACCCGATGGAACCACCGTTCTCTACCTCAACGCGCGTGATCGTGCTGCTGCTTGTGCTGATAATAGTCGTCAAGACGTTCGTGGGTAACCACCTGTGAGCTACGATGAGGGTAGCGGCATCATTCAAGGTCCGTTCAAGGGCTGTGACTGCGTTAGCCATCACCAGCATGGGCCGCGCGGAATCGCTGGTTGCCCGGAATGCAATCCGCCCCGTCCATTCAGCGCGGTGTGCCGCAAGTGCGGCAAAGAGGACTGGCATGAGAATCCGGTAGAGGGCTTGTACTTCTGCGGGTACGGATGCACATGAGCGACCCCATGTTCTTCTGGACACACGGCCCATGGATTACCCGAGACATGAAGCGGTGTGTGCTCGCCGACGAGTACGAGAAGCTACTGAAGCACTGCGAGGCATTAGAGCGCGCAGGTGATGTGATCGCGCACGAGCTGACTTACACTGGGCACAAGGCTGAGCTGCAGCCATGGTGGGATCTTGCGAAGCGCCGTGGCGGTCACTGCTACGTGTGCAGCGGGGAGCCGGTTGGCAATGAGTGAACAACCTGAGTGCGAGTACTGCGGCGAGGACGGCACCGCCCGCTTCGAGGGTTTCAGTGTGTGCCAGGAGTGCGACACCAATCTGCGCCGGGCAGAGCGCGTCAGGCAAGCGCTAGATGATTCGTCATGGTTCGGGCAGCATGGGCAGGATCTAGATGAGTGATGAAGACGAAAACGCAGCAGGCATAAGCGACAACAGCCGCCGGTCCCGTGAGCAGCGCATAGCCGACTTCCTGGGCGTGGCCGGGCTGACGCTGAACGACATCATGAAGCCCATCCGTGAGGCCCCGCTTGTCGAGAGCGACGTGGTCACGGATGCTCACCGGGAGCTGGTGATCGACCTCAAGGCGTCTGGCTGCAGCAACGAGGGCGTGGCCAAGTTCTTCAACATCAGCCTACAGAAGTGCCAGCGCCTATTCGACTGGGAGCTGACCAACGGCAGGCAGCTGCGCACGACCTCCGTGGTCCGTGGCCTGAGCGTGAACGCCATCCAGCTTGGGGATACCAGCGCACAGATCGGGTACCTCAAGAACCAGCCCCAGGAAGAGTGGGGCACCAAGCACAGCCAGAAGAACATCGAGGACGCGCCCCCTCACGAGGAGGAGCTGCAGCGCCTCAGTCAGAACGAGGCATTCATTGCGGGCATCACCGCCGGTCTGAGCGTAGATACCACCAAGTTCAAGAAGGCAGAGCCCAGGCCCCCTGCGGCATCCAAGGTGGCGACCAAGAAGCAGATCGGGTACAATACTGGGACAGTTCGCAAACCAAAAGGAGATCAGATATGAACAGATACCATACGGCTTTAGGTACTGGTGACGGCATCGAAGCCGGGCTAATGCGTCTCATTCCAGAGGAAGAGAATCACGGGCACTGGGTGCTGTACAAGGACGCGCAAGCTGAGATCAGCAAGTCGCATAAGAGTGCGGCATTTGCTTCTGTAGACCAGCTTGAGACGGAGTTCAAGCGTGGTTATGGTTTTGGGAAACAGGATGGTGCCAGAGAGGTAGCACAAGCTGCACAGGTAGCTGAGGACAGTAGTGACCGCAAGCGACTGCTGAACGAGCTGTACCACGACCGTGCGCGGCTGGAGCGTGCGGTTAAGGATGCGGTTGATCTGTGCGAGACCGCGATGCAGCTGGAGGAGACTACTCGCGATGACAGCGAGTACGTGCTCGGGTTGCTGCAGCAGTTCGTGGACACGCACAAGGCATGAGCGAGCCCCTGCTCACGGTGCTGTTCGATGGCGAGCCCATGCTCGAAGTGCTGGATGATGGGACCCATCGCACCGTGAGCGCGGGGGTGAACCAGGCCCGGATCAACGGATCCAAGCTGGATGTCGTCAACAAGCTGGGTAAGGAGCTGGTCGACCTGCGGCAGCAGCTGAAGTGTGCTACAATAAACCCTTACCGTGACGCTGCGCTATTGAAGCCAGCTGAGGTCATGAAAGAGATTCCTCGAAAGCACCGTGGCGCTCTCAGGGCGGCAGAGGTCGAGGCCGTACTGACAGCGATACACACAATTGCGAAGAGGAGCATTCAATGAGCACAGAGAACATCGACGGCGGCAAGCAGCCGTACCCGACAGACGAGAACGGCAGCTTCGAGGTGGCGCAGCCCAAGACCAGCCTGCCTAAGGTGTTCGCCATCCTGCTGGCGGTCAAGACCGTGCACCAGCAGGCCCCCACTGATGGGGAGCGTGTCGAGCTGCTGCAGTCCGTGATCCAGGGGCTGCTGGAGGTCCTGGACGCGAGCGGCGTAAAGCCAGACATGCAGGTGTTCGGGGCAACTGTGCTCGGCCTGTCTGCCATCCTGGCGGATGCTGGCGACAGGATCGGCGGCTGATGAGCATCGACGTACAGGCCAGCAGGGACGCTGGCTTCAATGTGGAGTACATGCCCCCACCTCCGCCCGACTACCGGGCCACGCTTGAGCGCATATACCATGTGCTCAGGGGTACGCAGACCGCATTGGCGAACCATGGCATGATAGCCGACCACCTGCGGGAGGCGGTGTACGAGGGCTGCATCAACGGTCTGGTGACGCATCTTGCCGACATCGGGATCCAGGAGAGCCGTGTGGGCGTGATCCTGCACGCCGTCGACATTCAACGAGGGGTGATGGGCGTATGAGGCGCATCTGGCCGGTCATAGTCGACAGCGCGCTGCTGGCTGTGGTAGGCTGGTTCCTGGTTACGTTACTGAGGAGTTGCCTGAGATGAGGAATGGATGGTTCGTGTTTGTTTACAACCCTAGTAATGGGGCGCGGTTCGCGATCACGGATGGCGTGAGCGAGCCTGTTATGGTGTTCAACACCTACGACGAAGCCAGGGATGCGGCCAGGCACACCCTGTTCGGTGAGACAGGGCACTACGAGATATACTCGACGGAGAGCGAGCAGTGACAGCTATACAGCGATGGTTCTTCATTGATGATTCGCCGTACCAGTCTGATGAGGACGATGCAGAGTTCATTACCCGTCACCATAAGGAAGAGTGGTGTAAAGCCAAGGACGTCGCAGAGCTTGAGAAGCTGCTAACGGCGTATATAGGAACAATCAAGGAGCTGAGATCAGCGAACGTTGCCCTGGCAATGGAGAGCCACAACAAGAGCATCGAGATCGAGCACCTGAAGCAGCACGTCGAGTCTATGGATGATGATGTTAATAATCTAACGTTGGACAGTGCATACGCGAAGGCGTGCGGATGCTAACCCCCCAGGACGCGATCTACTACATCGGGCAGCGCTTTAACTGCCGCCAAGGCTACCCGGCTGGCAGCATTGACCAGGAGGGCTTGCACCGGTACGTGACCCTGGTAGCAAATGGTAAGGACGGTACCCGTGGTGCTGTGCTCATCAACGCGATGTCAGAGATAGCCGAGCGCATGAAGTTCCAGGTCACCGGGCGACCAGTGCTGCACTGGCGGTTCACGACCAAGGTCGACGACTACGCCTACAGGGGGCAGCTGGTCACCCGTGTGTACATCGAGCAGTGCGACGACTATGGTAGACTAAGGGATGACAAGTGGTTACCGCCGTTTCCGCGACTCGCGTACAGCAGACCACACACGGCGCTGATAGAGCTTAGACCAGAGGCGAAAGCTGTTGTGTTTCCAGTACTTAAACCAGGACCAGAGGTGGCATGATGAGGACGCGAGTTCGTGAGTACTACAATTTCAGGCTGTGTAGGCCCCAGCTGCAGGTGCAGGGCTGGAAGGTGAACGAAAGCTTCTGGTGCGCTGGCAAGATGACAATATTGGAGCCCCACTGGGACAACCTGGGGCAGGAGTTCGACGTCGAGGACTACGAGAAGGCACGCCGTAACGCGTACCAGTATAGCCTACCGGTGCTTGACTCAAAGGATCACGTGGTGTTCGAGGACGGCAAGGTAATATCATGAGCTTCAACAAGTTATACAACACCAAGAACCCCAACCAGGGCCCTGAGAAGCGAGTGCTGTGCCTGTGCTCAGCTGGCCTATTACGCAGCCCTACTGTGGCCTGGGTGCTAGGTAATGCGCCGTACGACTACAACACGCGCGCAGCTGGTACGAGTCACGAGTTCGCACTGGTGGGCGTGGACGAGTACCTGATATGCTGGGCCGACGAGATAGTGTGCGTTAGCTCACAGATCCACGAGAGGTTACTTGCATATTGCAAGGAACACGAGATCGACCTGAGTGGCACACCAGTGGTTGTGCTGGACATCCCTGACATCTATCAGCGGCGTGCGCCCAAGCTGGTGGCGCTCATCGAGAAGCAGTACCAGGAGTACCAGCATGCTGAGCCCGAGATGATTGCGAGAGAGGCGCAATGAGCGAGGGATTAACGGATACCCAGATACTGGATGGCGTGATAGCCGAGCTGAAGTGGCATGTGCAGTACATGCAGCCCCTTAGCCCGCTGGCGGCCCGTGAGTGGCTGGACGAGATCCATAAGGATCGGTACCCGTTGCGGCTGGCGCACGGCATGCTGCAGTCACCATACAAGAAGGGCGGCCCGTACGACGGTGACGTGTACTGGATGGGAGATGACGGGTTCCACGTGAAACAGACTGAGCGACGCGGTGACGATGATGAGTGCAAGCATCAGACGTCCTAGAGATAGCGCTACGCCAAGGGTTTACCCGTGACCAAGCAGCCGCAGCCCTTAGATCCCTTGACGACAGCCAGGTCACCAGGCTCGCCTGGGCGTGCCGATGGGCAGAGACCAGGCACGAGCACCAGGTCGTTCCAGCGGACGTGGATGGGACGCCCTGGTCCGTGTGGCTCATTCTTGGTGGAAGAGGTGCGGGAAAGACTCGTGTTGGTGCCGAGTGGATCGGTATGGGCGCCGCCACAACGGGCAAGGACAGGAATGGCAAGCACTTCCGTGGCCTTGTGGCTGCTCCTACATCGAACGACCTACGGAACACCTGCTTCGAGGGCGAATCCGGCCTAATCAGCATCATACCGACGTCGCTGGTTAAGGACTACAACATCAGCCAGCACAAGATCACGCTGCATAACGGCAGCATCTTGGGAGGTATAAGTGCAGAGAAATCAACAAGATTCAGAGGACCCCAGTGGCACAAAGCATGGTGCGATGAGCTTGCGGCTTGGGGTGATAACGGGCGAGATCCGCAGGACGCATGGGATACCATGGCGCTGTCTGTCCGGCTCGGTGATGACACACGCATCCTGGCGACGACTACTCCTCGCCCTCTACCACACATCAAGTCCCTACTCAATGATAAATCTACGGTGGTCACCACTGCGTCAACGTACGTCAACCTTAGCAACCTCTCCGGCGAGTTCGCTAAGCGTATCCTCAAGTACGAGGGTACCAAGATCGGCCGACAGGAGATCCATGCCGAGCTGATAGATAGCGAGGAGGGCGGGATTGTGCAGCGCAGTCAACTGCGCAAGTGGCCGTCCGATAAGCCGTTCCCAGAGTTACACTACATCGTCATGAGCTTAGACACTGCCTTCAGTGAGGAGAGCTATGACGAGAAGACCAAGGAGACCGACCCGAGCGCGTGCAGCGTCTGGGGTGGGTTTATCCACCAGGGCAAGCCGGGCATCATGCTGCTCGACTGCTGGGCAGAGAAGCTTGGCTTCCCAGACCTAGTGGACACCGTCATCAAGGAGAAGGCGATCAAGTACGGTAAGATCGACGCACCACTGGTGAAGATGCCGATGATAAACGGCAGGCGGCAGACGCCAACCCGGCAGGGCAAGAAGATCGATCTCATCGTGATCGAGGAGAAGGCCAGCGGTAAGTCGTTGATCCAGCAGCTGGCAAAGGAGAAGATACTGACATGGCCCTACAACCCAGGTAAGGCTAGTAAGCTCACCAGGCTGCATGTGGTATCATACTTGCCTGCCCGTGGAACTATCTGGATACCCGAGTCTGTCCAGAACCCGGGGCAGTTCACCACCTGGGCCGAGCCATTGCTTGAGCAGCTATGCAGCTACTCGGGTGAGGGCACGACGCTGCACGATGACCTGCTGGATACAACCACGCAGGCATGGCGCGTCATCGAGGACCAGTGGCTACGCGAGGCAGAGGCCCGCCTGGCCAAGCAGCGCCTCGCCCAGCACTCTGGCGAGGACGACACCGGTCGCATCCCACGAACCGCTCCCACGAACCCCTACGGCGTTTAAATGGCATCCAAGAAAACAATCAAGAAGCGTCGTAAGGCTAATCGCGGTGCTGCGCCCAATGGGTACGAGTCTCGTGACCTGAGTGCCATGAACCCGGACAACCCTGACGCACCAGAGGCGCCGGATGTTGCCGAGGATGCGCGCGAGGAGAGCGTCGGCATCACCCCTGATGACGCCAGCACCAAGGAGATGCCTGACGGTGGAGCGATCATCACGCTGTCGGATGCCAAGGACACCAAGAAGTCGCTGGAGTTCTACGACAACCTTGCTGAGGACATGGACGAGTCCATGCTCAACAAGATCGCCACCGACCTCGACGACCTGATCGATAAGGACATCGAGGCCCGTAAGCAGCGCGACCAGCAGTACGAGGAGGGCCTGAAGCGCACCGGTCTGGGTAATGACGCCCCCGGCGGCGCAACCTTCGAGGGCGCATCCAAGGTAGTGCACCCGCTACTCCTGGAGGTCCACATCGACTTCGCGGCCCGCAGCATCAAGGAGCTGTGGCCAGCCGAGGGCCCGGTGAAGGACAAGATCGTTGGCCAGGTGACATCCAAGAAGGAGTCTAAGGCCAAGCGCAAGGTCCAGTACATGAACTGGATGCTCACCGAGAAGTTACCCAGCGTCAGGTACGAGCTGGAGCAGATCCTGACCCAGGTGCCGTTTGGCGTGGCGTACTCCAAGTGGTGGCAGGACCAGCGCCGCAAGACCCCGGTGCACGAGCCCGTGTGGATGGACGAGATCATTCTGCCGTACGGCGCCACGGACTACTACAAGTCCGACCGTAAGACGCACGTCCTCAAGATCAACGAGTTCACGTTCAATGACCGTGTGCGCAGCGGCATGTACCGCGACATCAGCGCAACTAAGATCGTCACCACGCCAGACAAGACACTGGCCGAGCAGGCTAACGACAAGATCGAGGGCAAGGAACAGTCCAGCTACAACGAGGACGGGCTGCGCACCATATACGAGGTCGATGTACAGTACCTGCTGCCGGATGACGAGCGAGGGATAACCGATGTCGATGACACTGAAGAAGGCCCGTCTCCTTACCTCATCACTATTGACGAGAGCAGCAAGAAGGTTCTCTCGATATACCGGAACTGGGATGAGAGTGACGTTAACCGTGACGCACTGGTGCATACAATCGCTTGGCCGTTCCTTCCGTGGCGCGGTGCGATGCCTCTTGGTACCCCTCAGATCCTTGGTGGAATCGCCGCTGCGGCTACTGGTGCCCTTCGTGCTCTGCTTGACAGTGCCCATATTAATAATTTTCCTGGTGGCATGCACCTTAAGAGTGGCCCTGTGGGGGGTCAGTCTGTTCGCATCGCAGCTGGTCAGACGAATGAGATAGAGGGCGGGGTGATGCAGGACGACATCCGTAAGGCTTTCATGCCTACGCCTGTCAACCCCACGTCACCGACTCTGTTCGAGCTGCTTGGCTTCCTGGTCGACGCCGGGCACGAGCTTGTCAAGACCACCATGGACGAGGCGAACGACAACGCCAACGTACCGGTTGGCACGACCATGGCCCGCATCGAGCAGGGCATGGTTGTATTCAGCGCGATACACAGCCGGTTGCACAACGCAATGGGCAAGTGGCTCAAGGTGCTGCACCGTCTGCTCGCTACCTACCTGGACGACAAGCAGGTGCTGGAGGAGACCGGGGAGCAGATGTGCTTCAAGGATGACTTCGACAGCCCGAACGACGTCATCCCGGTAAGTGACCCAGAGATCTTCAGCGAGCTGCAGCGCATCAGCCAGATGCAAGCAATCGCCCAGCGGGCCACGCTGCGCCCAGACCTGTACGACTCTCACAAGGTCGAGCAGGGCATCCTCAAGATGATGAAGGTTAAGGATCCCGAGCAGTACCTCAAGCCAGAGCCAGCGCCCAAGGCCGAGCATGCGATCAACGAGAACATCGCCGCCGCGCTTGGTCAGCCGATAACTGCATTCCCAGACCAGGACCATCTGGCGCACATCCAGTGCCATCTTGCGTTCATCGAGGACCCGATGTTCGGCGCCAACCCGCTGATGGCGCCCCAGGCCATACCCGCTATCCTGCAGAACGTGAAGGAGCACATGCTGTTCTACTACGGGATGCAGATATTCGCGACAGCCCAGGGTGCGCTCAAGAAGGGTGACCTCAATGAGCTGCGTGCGATTAATGACCCGGCGGTCAAGAGCGCATTCGACCAGCTGCTGGCGGCAGCCAGTCAGCACACGCACCCGCAGATGCAGAAGGACTTCTCTGGCGTGCCAGCTGTCATCTCCAAGGCGCAGGCCATGCTCAAGCAGTTCACGCCGCCGACGCCCATGGATCCGAGCGTGGTTGCCCAGCAGAAGGTTCAGGCCGACAGCCAGAACAACCAGGCCAAGAACCAGACCGCTGCGCAGGCGCTGCAGCAGAAGGCCCAGGTCGATGCGCAGACGCTTGCCCTCAAGCAGGCTGAGCTAGCGCAGAACGCCACACTGGCGGATGGCACCAATCAGACCAAGCTGCAGGTAGCATCTGGCAGCGACCAGACCAAGATCCAGACCACGACCGAAGATAATAACACCGCAATGGAAATTGCGGCTGCCGAGATCGAGGCTGGCAAGAAGAGCAATGTCACCGATGGCAAGGGCATCGGCGGCAAGCCCCGTATTTCGTAATCACAGGAGACCACAGTGTCCAACGTAGCAGACCGAGAGAATAACCCCAACAAGGGCAAGTCAGAGACCACCGACAGCAAACTGATCGGGCCCCGTCAAGAGTACCGTCGCACCGGGCGCGCACCAGACGCCGCTGACGCGTTCGCGACCGGCAAGGGTGGCGAAGGCAAGCCCAGCACACCGTACCGGTACTGATATGCTGGAGTACACGACCGGCGGCTGCGGAGCCGTTAGCGCAGCGGCAGCGCTCACGCGCCTCACGCCAGTCAACCAGGGATGGAGCTGCCCGAAGTGTGGCAGCGCTCACGCGCCTCACGTGCAGACCTGCCCGCAGAGCAGCTGGGGACATAACTACCCGCTGCCGCCAGCGTGCTCGCCGTACACGGTAACGTGCGGCAGTCAGCAGGCGCAGGCGCTGTGCGGCTCCGCTGAGATGAGCCACCAAGGGGTAATCGGCAGTGCCAAGTAGCAGTAAGCAGCAGGCGAAGACGATGCGCGCCATAGCGCACGGCTGGCAGCCGACGGGTGCCGCAGCCAAGATCCCGGTGAGCGTCGCCAAGGACTTCGAGGCAGCTGACAAGAAGGTCGGCAAGTACGAACACAAAGCAAAGGGCGGCAAATGCAGCACACCACATCCATGGTAGAGCGTTCCTATGCTGAGAAGCGTGCGACGCTGATCCAGTACTTGCTGGTTAAGGTCCAGGAGAGCGACTGGCACGGTGTGTCAGATGCCGCCAACGACCTGCGCGTGCTCGAAGCCGCGCAGTATGCTACAATGGCGTGATGAACGAGAAGACTACCTACGACGAATACGAAGGCTTGTGATCGCCGATATCCTCAAGGAGCTGGATAAGCTCTCTCAGCGCGCCCTGACAGAGTGCGCTCAGCCTATCAGTAGCAAGATCCAGTACGAGGCCGGACGCCGCATAGGTCTAGTGCAGGGTATCCAGCGGGCCAGGCAGGCTATCATCGACCTCAACTCGCGCGACGAAGACAAGGACAAGGACCTGTGAAACGACTGATCGATAAGCATCTGGCTGGGCTGGGTACATGAAGGAGCAGTACCTGGGGATGGATATCTTCGAGGCGCTGCACCTAGCTATTAGTAACGGTGACCAACTACGCGTGGTTCATAGGAAGCACGGCACCGCGCCGACACAGCACATGCGGTACGCGGAGCAGCCAGATGAGACAGTGATCCAGGTAGAGGTCCACGACAACAAGGTGACGAAGGTACTATGAGCGAGAACGAGAATGTTGGGGCCGTAGGGGCCGAGCCAGTAATGCCCCCGAAGAAGGTCGCATCCAGCCCGGGTAGCCAGTGGGCTACCGGAAAGCGCACCAATGTCAAAGGATTCGACAAGACGCCCGGGTTCTCCCGGGGCTGTCGTGTGACCAAACGCACAGTTTCAACAACCAGCGAGAAAACCGCCAAATGACGTCACTTGCCAAGATGAAGCTACCCGAGAAGATCCTCGACCAGACGCTGGATGACGCATTCCCGGCGGTAGACCCGGGCGAGGTGCCGTTCGGCAGTCTGGTGCTGATCCAGATCAAGCGCCCCCCGTTCAAGACGAAGGGCGGCATCCTGCTTGGCGAGGGCAGCCAGCAGACCGAGTACGACAACACGAAGGTGGCCAAGGTGCTAGCTCTTGGACCGCTGTGCTTCAAGAGCCGCGAGACCGGCCAGGACTGGCCCGAGGGCAAGTGGTTCCAGGTTGGCGACTACGTGCGCATGAGCCAGCACAACGCGACCACGTGGACCGTGCCTATGGCGGGCACGCGAGGCATCGGCATCGAGGAGCGCGTAGTCCTGGGTTACATGGATGAGCTGCACGTGCGCGGCCTAGTCCAGGATCCGCTGGCGACCCAAGCATTCTTTTAGGGGCTGTGGTATACTCCCCTGGCAATGACGAAACATAGCCTACGTACAGCCAGCGGAGGTAGTTATGCATCCAGGGACCAAAGATCCCAGTTGATTACGCGGTGACGAACCGCTCCCGGGGGAAGGAACCGGGCTCGCTTGCGCCGTCGTGCTATAACGGAAGCTCCAGAGGAGTGACATGAAGACCGACATAGTGCACGGGCTGATTAGCTCGTACAACGTACGCGGGTGCCGGTGCGCTGAGTGTAAGGACACCAGGCGTAGGTACTCGCAGATCTTTCGGGACAGGCAGAAGGCTAAGCGGCTGCGGGCCCGAGCCGATGCCCTCAAGTCACCGCTGCAACTCCTCAAGGAAACATGGCAACAGTCAACGCCTTCTTCTCGAAGTGGATCAACTATCTCAACGGTAGCCCGTATTTCGTAAGCTTTCAGGTCCATTGCTGGATCACTTGCACGCTGGTGTACCACCTCGGCAAGGCATTCCCCAGGGGACTCCTTCCGTTCGCCGCAGGCTTTACGCTGCTCACCGCGTGGAAGGAGTTCTACTGGGACCATAAGAACGAGCCCAATCACAGCGCCTGGCCGCAGGGCGTCACCGACTGGGGCAGCTACACATTCGGCACGCTACTCGCGCTGCTATTCACGTACACTGGAACCTAATTGAGCAATATCAACGTCCCCGTCGATCAATCAACCCTGGCCGCGCTTCTCGTGCAGGCCGGGTACACCGTTACACCGCCCGCCGTCGTTGTGACGCCGCCCCCCACGACCGTGCCCAACTCCATCATCTATGATGGTCAGCTGAGGTGGCCAGGAGACTGGTCTGGCAATGGGGTGAACATCGATTACGCTAACACCACGCTGCTGCCCGGCAAAACGGTGGCCTCCATCCTTAATGTGAACGCGTACGGGTACTGGCTGCCATACATCCTGCACCTGCAGACCTCGCAGTTCACCAAGCTGGTGCTTACGCTTCGCCCTGCTGTGCCAGGCGCGCACTTCGGGCTGGTTACGTATACGAGCACGGGCAGTGCCACTGATGTCACCGTGGGCAGCCTGGACACGCTGGATGCGTATCAGACAGAATTCGTGATGGCGAGCGATGTGGTAACATACACCGTACCGTTGACAGCCGTTAAGAGCCAGAACATCGACCTCTACAAGATCCTGGTGCAGGACAAGAGCGGCACCAAGGGCACAACCTGGGCCGTCCAGGATGCACGATTCGTTTGAACCCTGGGCCGATCTTAGGATAGGTCCACAGTACGCCTCGGCACGCGTCTAAACGGCCACGACAGGCCGCCAGCTGGGCGGTACAGCGCCTCCAAAGCGCATGACGGGTGGTTCGATTCCATCGCGGCCTGCCACTTCTATTGCGACGTAGCTCAGCAGCAGAGCAGGTGGTTCATACCCACAAGGTCGTGAGTGCAACTCTCACCGTTCGCTTCCACTTCGGACTTAAGTGTCACGACACACGGTGTGTATCCGCGAATAGGGTGAGAGGCCCTGTACACCTTTCATGCCGCCCGTTCGGGCGCACTGCCACCCATCCGGGTGAGCTATCGCAACCACAAGGACAATCATGCCACGCATCGTAGAGAACGACGGCGACGAAGACGCCGACGACCAGGTACAGACCAATGAAGAGCACGTAGAGCTGGAGCAAGAGCCCCAGGCGCGAGCTGAACCAGAGATCGAGGTGCTTGAGGAGGGTGACGAACCCCAGGGCGACCAGCGCATCGCGCAGTCAGACGACGACGAGCCCCAGCAATCACGCCGCCGCGAGACAGCCGCCGAGCGCCGTCAGCGCGCCAAGGAGGCCAAGATACGCGACAAGCGTGAGCTTGACTTCCAGAAGCGGGAGCTAGACCGGCTGCAGCGCACCGTGCACGAGCTTACCCAGGGTCAAGTTGTGACGCGGTTAACAGAATTGGATAATCGTCTTGCATCGGCCCAGGCTGAGGTATCTCAGTGGGAGAAGGTCAAGGCGATGGCGATCTCGAAGCACGAGGGAGCTGATGCCGTTGCCGCAGACAACTTCCTGAATGCGGCACGGGACAAGGCCAACCAGGCCATCTGGGAGAAGCAGCAGGTAACCGAGCAGGCTAGGCAGGTGCAGCAGGTGCCAGTCCGGCAAGAGGTCCCGTTCCAGGGTCTGATGCAGGAGTTCCTGGATGCCAATGAGTGGTATGATCCTAAAGGTGTCGATGAGGATTCCTTGATCGTCAAGGCCATCGACAATGCAGTGGCGCAGAAGTACAAGCCCACTGACCCCGCCTACTGGAGAGAGCTGCAGAAGCGCGTCGACGCCCGATTCGGGCAGGAGCGCCAGCAATCCCGCAACGACGACTCTGATGAGGACGACGTGGACGAACCAGTAGTGAGACGGCGCAGCCCCCCTGTGAGCGGCAGCAGCCGCAGCAACTCCGCAGCAAGCGGCGGGCAGCAGCAGATCAGGCTCAGCCCTGAGCGAGTACAAGCCATGAAAGACGCGGGCCTCTGGGATGATCCCAAGGTGCGCCAGCGTATGGCCAAGAAGTACTCGGAGTACGACAGAAACAACCCGCAACGGCGAGCCTAAGGAGCACACCATGCAAGACCAACGTTTAAGTAAGCAGACCGTCAACACGCGCAAATCACGAGCCAGCCAGACACGGCAGGTTACAGAGGACCGAGAGATGACGGACGCAGATCGGCTGGAACTATTCCGGGCGGCCCACGCACAGTCGGCGCTGCCAGACATTCCGCCTATACCCGGATTCCATGTTGTTTGGCTAGCGTCAAACAACCCGCGTGACTCGCTGCAGATGCGGCACCGGATGGGCTACGTACCCATTACCAACGAGGATGTGAAGGGCTTTGAGTTCGTCGCCGACAAGGGTGGCGCAACCGATGGCCTGATTCGCGTCAACGAGATGGTTGCGTACAAGCTCCCGATGTCTCTCTACAACCTGTACATGCAGGACAATCACCACCACAAGCCAGCAATGGAAGAGACCAAACTGACCGATACGGTCACGAATCTCCGCCAGCAAGCGCAGCGTAGCGGTGCCAACGTGGACGAAGGGGATGGAGTCGAAGCGCTCCGACAACTGGACTCTGTGCCAGTCCCCGACTTCTCCGAGGAATTCTAGCCTCGTCGAGACCTGGGGACTCACAGGGACTCTCATAACCCTGTAAGGAACCCTCAATGTCCCTCACCGCCCTTCCCTCTGGATTGGTGCCAGCGTATCACCCGTCGGGTCAGATTCGCAGCATCCTCCACCCCGGCGTCCTCCAGCCGGGAACTAACGTCGCGATCCTCAAAGGTCAGGCCGTTAAGTTGCTCATCGGAACCGGTGCCACCGTCAATGGTGTCACGATTCCCGCTGGCCAGGTCTACCTGGCTCCCGTAACCGCTGCAGCCGACCCCGTTTACGGTGTGTTCGCGGGCTGCGAGTACCAGGACGCCACTGGCTTTTTCCAGGAGTCTAACTTCTGGCCCGCCAGTCAGGTGTGCTTCCCCAATACGGTTGTCACTGCCCTGGTATGGCAAGACCCCGCCATCGAGTACACCATCCAGACTGATGGCACCTCGTTTGGTGTGACCACGACCCTCGGAGACGGCTTCCCGCGCTTCGATGGCCGCGAGGGCCCGATCACGAACTTCGCCTCTGGCAGCACCACGACTGGTCTGTCTCAGTGCACGTTCGGCGCATCCGGCCTTGTAGCTACGACCGTCCAGGGTCAGCTGCAGATCACCAAGGTCGACCCGACCGTTCTCAACCAAACCGCAGGCGACACGTTCCTGCAGCTCCAGGTTCGCATCGCGCGTCCCCAGACTGCGGCTCCGTTCGTCTCGATCTAAGGAGTCATGTAAATGGCAGTCCCAATGCGAAGTACTGACTTCCGCAACATCGTTGAGCCTATCCTCAACGAGGAGTTTGATGGAGTCTATGAGCAGCGCGCCGACGAATGGAACCAGGTGTTCAAGCAGGTTACTGGTATCCCGCGCAGCTTCCACGAAGAGCCCGTTCTGTACGGCTTCTCTGCAGCCCCGCTGCTCCCCGACGGCCAGCCCGTCACCTACCAGGCTGGCGGACAACTGTTCGTCTACCGGTACTTCTACCAGGTGTATGGTCTCGCCTTCGCGCTGACCAAGGTCCTCGTTGAAGACGGTGACCATATCCGCATCGGTCAGACGTACTCCCGCCATCTGGCGCAGTCGCTGATCGAGACCAAGGAAACGCTGTGCGCTAACATCATCAACCGGGCCTTCAACAGCTCGTTTGTGTTCGGTGACGGTGTCTCCCTCATCAATGCGGCTCACCCGATCCAGAACGCTGGCTCGTTCAGCAACATCCTGGCCACAGCGGCTGCGCTCTCGCAGACGTCGCTCGAACAGATCCTCATCCAGATTCGCAACGCGGTTGACAACAACGGCAAGCGCATCCGGCTTGAGCCCAAGAAGCTCGTCGTCAACCCGTCGAACGTGTTCCAGTCCGAGGTGCTCCTCAAGAGCGTGCTCCGCACCGGCACCACGAACAACGACATCAACCCGATCAAGTCCATGGGCTTGCTCTCGGGTGGCCAAGCCAACCTGAGCCGCCTCACGTCGAATACCGCCTGGTTCGTCCAGACGGATGCCCCGGAAGGTCTAAAATTGGTGCAGCGTAGGGCTTTACAAAAGTCCATGGAAGGAGACTTCGAGACGGATTCCATGCGCTATAAAGCCACGGAACGTTACGCTGTAGGCGCAACCGACCCGCGCTGTCTCTTCGGAACCCCGGGGCTCTAACCCCAACTCGACAGGCTATAGCTTGTAATTCTACGCAGGATTACAGGCTATAGCTTGTTTTAATTCGATCAACTCAGGTGAGCAGTCGTCGACCCCGGAAGGCGCAGTGACAGCACGACACCAGGAGCAAATGTAAATGCGTACTTCTCTCAATGGTCCCGTTGTCCTGTTTGGAAATGACAACCCGCAACAGATTGCTGATACTGATTCTGGCCCGAACGTCGACTACCAGTCGAACGCTCTTCTCGATTCCCGTTACGTCTCCCAGGTAACCGCCGCTGGCGAGGGCGCCCAGGCTGGCATTCTCGCGTGGCATAACCCGGTGGAGGCTGAGGTGCTCAGCGCTATCCCGCAGGCTGCCTCTAACACAGTGCTCGCAGCGGCTCAGGCCCCGGCGGCGCTTGCCTTCTTCACCCTCGCGTCCGCGAACGCCACCGGCATCGCGGTCAACATTCCGCTGATTCCCTTCGGCCAGGCGATTCAGCCCGGTGCGCAGGGCCTTGTGAACGTCATCGCGCTCGACTTCGGTTTCGCGATTGGCACGACCACGACCGCTGCAGCGACCGCCAACGTGCTAACCCTGACGGGGCCGACGCCCGGTGGTTACACGGGCACGGCGACGTATGCCTCCCGCTTCTTCTACCCCGGGCAACGTATTCTGGTGCCCGGCGCCGGTAACGTGGCTGGCACTCTCCCGCTTTCCACTGTTGTGCTCGCCACCGACCGCTACGCCGCCCCCGGGCAGGTGCTCGCGGCCACTGGCACTGTGCTCATGGCGAACCCCGCCCTCGCGGTTGCCACCAACGTCGGCATTGGCACCTCTGACCAGGAGTACGGCGTCGCCGTTAAGCCGGTTGTGAAGGCTGGCGCCATCCGCGTGTACGACCCGGCGCAAATGGTTGCCCGCAATGTCACCCTCACCGCTGGCTCTACGACCGCATCCGGTAACGCCATCGTGCGCGGGTTCGACATCTACGAGCAGCCGATGTCCGAGGTCATCCCGATCCCGACCACGGCGACCACGAACAGCGGCAAGAAGGCGTTCGCGTACGTCAGCTCCGTGCAGGTTCAGGCTGGTGGCGTGACCACTGGCAACGTCTCTGTGGGAACGGGTACCGCTATCGGCATTCCGGTGCGCGTTGACTTGTTCGAGAACCTTGCGATCTTCGTGAACAACGTGCAAATCGTGGGCTCCGCTGGATCGCTCCCCGCCAATCTCGTGACCGCCGACCAGACGCCGACTGCCACCAGCTCCACGGGCGACGTGCGCGGCACGTACATCCCTGGCACGCTGAACGGCACCGCGCGCACTGTGATCTTCCACCAGGCTCCCATCCACCAGGCCAAGGTCTCCACCAATATCGACTTCCGTGGGCTTATCGGCGTTGTGCAGGCGTAAGCCAGCATGAAGCTCAGCTCTAACAACATCGTCGTCACCGGGGTGGCTGCTTCGCCTCCTATCCCGGTTGACACGCGATCAAATCCGGTCAATGTCTGGGGCTCGGTCATAGACGGCGGGGTGTCAACGTACGCTATTCAGTACACGACCTCTGATGTGTTCGCGGCTGGCTACAACCCGGCTACTGATCCGATGTGGACCGCCGATCCAGGCGCACCGACCACTGGCTCTAAGCCTTACAATCTCACCGGCCTTGGGGCTACCGCGATCCGCTTGAACGTTACCACTGGCCCGGCCACGGTAACGCTGGGTCCGGTCTTCCAAAGCGACAGCACACAGGGAGCCTAACAGTGGCCGTCAAGTACGTATCAGATTTCAGTTTCCCGTCGGAGTTTGGCTTTCACAAGCCCAGCTCTCAGTCCTCTGGCAAGGGGGTTGCTAAAGGGATGGGGGCCTATCACACGCCCAAGGCTGGTCCCTCTGTTGTCACCGGGCACTCCAGTGGCAAAGGCGGCGGCAAGTTCCACTCAGGCTCGGTGCCTAAGTTCGCCAAGGGCGGCCTGGCGCGAGTTCCGGCTGTCGGCAAGGGTGGGAACGAGAACAAGGGCATCGGCAAGACGGCCGAGCACTTCCAGAAAATCAGTGACAAACGATCTCCGTCCGCTACGCGTTCCGAGAAGTCCAGCGGTGTCCAGAAGCCTGCCTTCAAGAGCGGCGGACACGCCACGACCCCGCAGCGCTTCAAGAAGGGCGGTCATGCGACCACGCCGCAGCGCTATAAGGAAGGCGGGTCCACGCTTCACGAGAGTGGCTGCAAGTGCAACTACTGCTCCGGTGGAATGGCCAAGAAAGAAGGCGGCAGCATCAAAACAGCTGCGGCTCCTGTGAAGATGGGGCAGAAGACGTCATGGAACAAGGACGACGCCACCTCCCCGGGCAGCTTCAAGCGCACCCCGCCTGGCGCTAAGACCACTAATAAGCAGGCCGCTAACTCGAAGTTCGACGCCGAGGGCCGTGACACGGCACCAGCTACTGAGCAATCAGGCAACGTCGAGCGCATGAGCGGATGGTCAGACTTCTCCGAGGGCGGCACCGTGCACCCCAGGCTGAAGAACTTGCGCGAGTACGCTCACGCCAAGAAGGGCGGATCCGTGAAGGCGACGCGCACCGAGATCAAGAGCGGCACCGCCGCGAAGACCGGCAAGGTGGTCAACTCCAGCCCCCAGGGTCGTAACGAGCACTACGAGCACGAGGCCGGGACGCCTGGCAGTGCGGAGCCGCGCGGCGACTACCACGAGATCGAGAGTGGATCGGCGGCTGCCATGGGCGGATTCGCTCGCGGCAACAGCCACAAGAAGAACGCAGCCATCCACGCCAAGTCAGATCACAAGGCGATGGGTGCCATGGGTGCCCTAGCCGGTGCCCTAAGCCAGCCACAGCCCTCTGCGCCGCCGATGGGCGGGCCCCCTCCCGGTGCACCCCCGATGGGCGGGCCGCCTCCTGGCGCTCCTCCTATGGGCCCCAGGCCGATGGGCGGACCTCCCCCGATGGGTGGTGGGATGCCGATGGGCGGCGGAATGCCAGGCGGTATGCCGCACGCTGATGGCGGAGCAATTCACGTAATCCATCATCACGTACAGCACTAGGCGCGCAGGCGCCTAAGGCCAGCCTTTAGGGCCAGCCGCGCAAAGGAACCTCAATGGCTCTCAGCACGACTGGAACAGTAAACACTACGGCATGGGACACCCGCACGGTAATCGACCGGGCGTACGGTGCCCTTGGCCTTTTGCCGAATCAGATTGTTGGTGAGAAGATATCCATTGCCCAGGACCTGCTTGGCATCACTCTTGCCGATATGGTAAACACAGCGAACCCGTTGTGGTGCCTGGATCGCATCCTTGTGACCCCTGTCCTCGGGCAGCGCATCTACCCGATGCCGGTCGGCACGAACGACATCAATCGTGCGTTCTATCGCAGCTCCTTCAACATCACCCCGGCGACGTTCACTAACACGAGCGCTGCGTACACCTTTGACTTCGGTGCGGGCAATGACACCGCCGTATCGATGTGGTCGATCACGTGGTCAGGCACCCCGGTGCCGCTCACCTTCCAGGCCAGCGAGGACCAGATCACCTGGAACCTGGTGCACCTCACGAACAACTTCACACTAGGCACGGGGGGCACGCAGTACTACGACATGGGCATCCAGGCCGCTCAGCGGTACTGGCGTGTGATCCCGACCGTGGTCGTGCCACCTAACACGCTAAGCATCAGCGCCGCCTCCCTGTTCAACACCCCGAATGACATCGAGATGTACAGGATGAATAAAGACGACTACTGGAACATGACCAACAAGTCATTCCTGGGTCGTCCGCTGCAGTACTGGGTCAACCGGACGCTGCAAACCGAGCTGCATATGTGGCCACAACCCGACCAGAACACGGTCAGCAATGTGGTATTCTATATCTGGCGTGAGCGCATGATAATGGACATCGGCAGTCTGCAGCAGCAGCTGGAGATCCCGACGCGCTGGTTCTGGACAATAATCATGGTGCTTGCCGACGCGCTCGCCATGTGCACCCCTGACGCAGACCCAGCCCGCATCGCCATGGTGCAGGCACGCCTGCCTGGCATGCTTAAGACGCTGTGGACCTCGGAGCGCGATCGCAGCCCCTTCAAGATGCAGGTCGGCATTGGGGTGTATACGCGATGAGCGAGTACATCAGCACCAATGGGCGTACCCGCATCGCCATCGGTATATGCGGGCGCTGCTCGCTGAAGTTCGCGCTCGACGACTTGAGCCCAGACATCAACTATCCCGGCCTGCTGGTGTGCGGGAACCCTGGCACCGTCAACGGCAAAGGCTTATGGAGCGGCGGCAGTGGCTGCTCAGACGCCATTGACCCGTACCGTCTGCCGCCGCACGAGACCGAGGACATCACACTCGATATGCCGCGCCCCGACACCAAGTTCCCGCTTCCAGGCTACGTCACCGTGGCCCCTGGTGACCCCAATTGGCCCACGAACACTTTCCTTGGCGGACAGGGTGCTGTCCAGCAACCACCCGCCGGTAACACGAACTAGGATTCTACATGCAAAGCGTTACAATCGTCAGCCCCAAGGTATCACGCGCAATCGGCACCAGCCTCACGCAGGTCGGCGGGTACAGCCCGGCATCCAGCGCCATAGTGAGCGGCCTGAGTGTAGCCAATACCTCAGCTGGTGCGGTGAACGTCACGATCACTGTGTTTGATGGCACGAATGACACCAATCTCGTGTTCGCCACACCATGCGCGGTCGGCGACAGCATCCTGCTAGGGGCTGACTGGTTCAAATTCAACCTGGTGGCTGGATGGAGTATACGCGTGAAGTCATCGGTGGCAGCCAGTGTCGATGCGGCGATGTTCGTGAGCGAGTTCACCTAAGATGCGTAAGTTCGGGAATGCCATCCAGAACTACTACGGGCAGTTGAATATAACTGCTGCCGGTGCGACACCCCAGGTGGTGGCCAATGGCTCCGGACTAGTTGTACTGGGTGCTGCCAGCACCGTTGTGACAACTTTTGTTGGTACAGACATCGCTCAGGTCGTATTGAATTCTGCCGCATCAACCAACAGAAGTGTAATAACATTACAGCAAGCAAGCGTTGCACTAGCAAGAGTTGGTGTAGATGGGTCAAATACACTGCTCAGCGACTCAGCTAATGGAGACCTATGCGTGGTCTCTGCCTCACAAGCTGTGCGCATTGGCACTGCAGCAGGAGGTAGCACAAGAATCCTGCTTGCAGCTGCAGGCAATGTCACCGTTGCCGCCCCGACTAGTGGCGTTGCCCTTTCGGTTGTTGCTCAAGGCATTGGTACCGGTATTCAGGTTGGGTCAACTGGTAACACCACCAATGGTACTCTGGCTATTGGTTTCGACGTCAACGGCAACCAGTTCATCCAGGGACTGACCGCGAGCACTGCGCTCAATCTGGGTAGCTTCCAGGCTACAGGTACCGTCAACCTGGTGGCCGGTGGCGGAACGCGCGTACAGGTGGCAGCTAACGGTTCTGTTACTGTCAATGCCCCATCATCAGCAGGGGTTGCGCTGACTGTAGCTGCATTCACTGGCTCTGCGGCAATTCGCGCAAACGGTGATGGCACCACGAACGCACTAGTGGTGGCTGCTGCCGGATCGAATGCGATAGCGACGTTCGACAGCACAAACGCCACTGGCGGCTTCATAACGATCACGCAAAGCGGCACCCAGCAGGGGTTCCTTGGTAACTCTGCTGCTCTAGATAGCGGCACGCTGAACGATATAACGCTGCGCTCCGCCAATGCCATCGGGTTATCAACTGGCGGCGCCAACCGGCGTATGACAATCAGTAGTACGGGCAACGTTACCCACCTAGCGCCCAGCTCTGGCGTCGCGGTAACGGTCACCGGATTCGCAGGCGCTGCCACGGCATTGCAGATCAATGGCGGTAATGCTGCTGGATCTAATGGCCTTCAAATATCTGGTGGGTTCACTGGATCAGGCACCACTGGTCTTGTGGTAATAAGTGACGTCAACAACACCAATGGAGCAAATTTTCAGATAACAGGTAATGGCGCCACCACACCAACCAAAACGCTTCGAGTATTGAGTGGTATATTTCAGATACTAAATAGCGCGTACTCAGCTAACTTAATGCAGCTTAATGATAGCGCAGCCGCCACGTTCGGCTCCCCAACCGGCGGCCTGCAAACAGCTGGCACACTCAATGCGCAGGGCCTGTTCATCAACGGCGTCGCGGTCACCGCTGGTACCGGTGCTGGCGGTGTGTCATCTATAACCGGAACCGCCAACCAGATCGCAGCCAGTGCGTCTACTGGCGCCGTTACTCTAAGCTTTGCCGCCAATGGCGTTATCATACCGGCGCCATCAAGCGGCGTGGCGCTTACCGTTAACGGCATCTCTGGTACCCATAGCACACAGATAGCAGATTCAGCTACCAACAAGTTCAATGCTGGCTTCCTGGAAATCCCGCAGAACAGCCAGAGCACAGCATACACTCTCGTGCTTTCTGACTCCGGTAAGCACATCTACCATCCGAGTGCAGACACCACCGCTCGCACCTGGACAATCCCGGCTAACGCCAGCGTTCCGTTCCCGATAGGCACCGCTGTCACGTTCGACAACGACACAAGCGCCGGGGTCATTACGCTAGCTATTACGACGGATACATTAGTGTGGTTGCCCAGTGGTACGGCCGGTTCACGCTCTATTGCCGCTGGCGGGCAAGCCACAGCACTCAAAGTCACAGCAACCCGGTGGCACCTGACCGGGGTAGGAATAACCTAGTGGGCATGCAGCAGTTACTGTTCGGCGACGCTGGCTTTGTCCCTGTGGTGCACACATACAACACGGTTACCGCTGGATCCACGGAGACTGTCCCAGCAGGCGCCAGTTTTATGACAGTGGAGTGCTGGGGAGGCGGAGGCGGCGGCGGGTGGGACACCGGATCCGTCAACGGTGCAGGCGGCGGCGGCGGCGGGTATTCGTCAAGCGCAGGAATCGCTGTCTCCGGCGGCCAGACTTTGACGTATCAGATAAGCAATAATGGCGGCGCGAACAGTGGCACCGGGGCCACCTCGGTTGGAACGTCAGGTCAGACAGGCATTGCATCCAATGTGACAGGCAACGGCGCATTGAGCGCAGTGGTGCCGTCCACAGCAGGAGGATTCGGCGGTGCCACGCTGCTGGCCGGGGCAGGCGGCGCCGCGAGCGGAGGCAGCACCACCAACACCACCGGCGCAACGGGGTCTAACAGTCCCACTGGCACCGGCGGAGCTGGCGCCAACGGCGGAGCCGGAGGCACTGCTCCCGGCGGAGCGGGCGTCTCCCCTGGCGGCGGCGGAGCCGGAGGCACGTCGGGTGGCGGCAACGGCGCACAGGCGCAAGTGCGATTTACTTACACATGATTCACACAAGGAAAGACAATGGCTAATTCTATCGTGATTTTCACTGAAGAGGGTATCAAGCGCGTCGTCGCGGGTCTCGCCGAGCTTCCCGCGAAGTTATCGCATGAGCTGCTGAACGACATCGAGTCGCAGTTGTCACTTGTCAAGAGCGACGTCAAGCGCTACGTAGCAATGGTCGAGGAGCACCTGGCGCCCCACAAGGCCGCAGTGCCCGCAGTGCCGGTTGCGCCTGTCGAGCAAGAGCGCGTAATAGCGTGAGCTACGACGCCTTCAATAAAGCCTTCAACGACGTCATCGGTCTTGAGGGCAAGTTCACCAACGACGAGCACGACCCTGGCAACTGGACCGGCGGCGCAGTCGGCAAGGGTGAGCTGAAGGGCACGATGTACGGCGTCAGTGCCGCCGCGTACCCGACACTGGACATCGCTGGCCTCGGGTTACCACAGGTCAAGCAAATATACCGGGAAGACTTCTGGGGAAAATTGCGCTGCGACACGCTGCCTGATGCAATAGCTGGGGCCCTCTTCAAGGAGGGCGTAAACCTCGGGGTCACTGGTGCCGCTAAGGCGTTCCAGCGCAGCCTGAAGGTCACCGCTGATGGGAATATAGGGCAGCTGACCACGGGCATTGCGACCTCCAGCCCACCGAAGGAAGTGCTCTGCAACTTCCTTACCGAGTGCGCATACGAGTACACGCAGATGAGCAATTTCAGTAAGTACGGTAAGGGCTGGCTGTCGCGCGTCATCAAGACCGCTGTCGAGGCGCAACTAACCGCGCAGGAACTTGGGAGCATGAAGCCATGAGTGTCGACGTAGCAGGCGTTGGAGCCATAGCAACCGCCGCCGAGAAGGTACTGGGGATGATATTCCCAGACAAGACCGCCATAGAAACGCAGAAGATGGCGGCTGCCTTCGCGCTCATCCAGAACCAGACCAACATCGACAACACTGAGGCGGCGTCAAGCGACCCGCTGCAGCACTGGCGTGGCGGACTTGGTTGGGTGTGCGTGCTAGCGTACCTCAATAACTTCATCCTGGTGCCATGGGCTACGGCGTTTGGCGCCCATGTGCCGGTACTGGACTTCGCCCCGCTGGCTACCCTCACCGCCGGTATGCTGGGACTCGGCGGCATGCACGTGTACGAGCAAACACAAAAATGATAAACAGACCATCTGTGTGGGTGTGCACCAGCATCGGGACATGCGCCACAAGCTTCATCGATCTTTCTATGCCGTACCTGCAATTCATTGCCGTGGTGCTCTCAATAGCTGCGGCTCTGAGGGCACTATGGACCAGTCGCAAGGGTAAGTAAATGCCGGTATCGATGACGTTCCAATCTCTGCAGCAAGATGTGCAAAACTACATCGAGCGTGGAACAGTGCTCGATCCCATAGTATTTGCGCAGCTGCCCGAGCTTATCAATTTTGCAGAGCGCCGCATCAGCCGCGAGCTGAAGGTGCTTGGATTCGTCGTCGCCGCCACATTCACTTTGCAGCCAAACCTAGCTGTTTACCCCAAGCCAGACCGATGGCGCAAGCTGCTGTCTCTCAATGTGGGTCAGGCTGCTACCGGCAACAGCGTGCGCTCCCAGGTGTTCCCGCGCAGCTACGAATATATCCGGCAGTACTGGCCTGATGACACGCAGACCAACACCACGGTGTTCGGTGTCGCCGCGCCCCCCAAGTTTTACGCCGAGTACAACTACCAGAACATCATTGTTGCCCCGACCCCTGATGCAGCGTACCCGGCGGAGATCGTGTACTACGAGGAGCCCGCGCTACTCGACGCCACCAACAACACTAACTGGATTACCCAGTACGCCCCCAACCTGCTGCTGTACTCGTCACTACTGGAGTGCATGCCATTCATCAAGCAGGACGCGCGCACGGCCACGTGGCAGGGTATGTACGACCGCGCCGCAGCTGTGCTCGACTCAGAGTCGAAGGACGGCATCATGGACCGTAACGCGCAACCCAGGACCGAAACCTAATGACCTCATTCACGAACATCTTCACCGGGGCACTGGTTGCGCCAGCTCTGGCTGCGTACAACAACATCACTCTCACCGCGCCGCTCACCCTGGTGTGGCCGCTTGAGACCGCGCCCAATAGCAACCTGGCGACGCCGCTCATCGACATTGCCCTGGGTAGCGTAGCCGCAAGCCTGACACTACCTCCAGCTAACCAGGTGGGCGTTGGCACGTTCGTGATCGTCAACAATCTGTCCGCTTTCACGCAGACCGTGTTCGGCAACACCGGGGTAGCTCTGGCGACACTGGCGGCTGGTTCTGTGTTCTTCTTCTACCTGCAGAATAACACCACCGTAGCCGGTACATGGTTCGCGTTCCAGTACGGCGCAGCGGTCTCCAACCCGAGCGTGGCAGCGCTTGCTGGTCCTGGATTGCGGGCTGTGGGGTCGACGCTTGGTCAGGACATCGTCGTCGTCACGCTGAACAGCAACTTCGCCATAGGCAACAACAACCAGACGCAGCTGCTCAACTGGAACGGCGGATCTGGCACGTTCACGTTGCCGCTGGCTGCCACTGTTGGCGCTAACTGGTACATCCAGGTGCGCAACTCAGGCACCGGGGTGCTGTCGATAGCTAACTCTGGCTCTGACGTCATCAACGGCGCCACGCCGCTGAGCATGAACCCTGGCGACAGCGCGTTCATCGTCACCGACGGATCGACATGGTACACCATCGGGCTTGGCCCGAATATCACGGGCGGCTTCAACTACGTCACCATCAGCCTGACAGGTGTTAGCGGCAACTACGTGCTCACCGGCACCCAGCTGAACCAGATAGGGTACCGGTTCACGGGTGTGCCGACCGGCAACGTCACCGTGATCGTACCCAACACGAAGCAGGAATACTGGGTCAACAACCAGACCACGGGTGCCTTTACGTTCGGCATCGGCACAGCGGCTCAGGTTTCACCGCCGCTGCTCGCGCAGAATTCGAACGCGATCTTCTACAGCGACGGAGCGAACGTCTCCATCGCCACGCCTGCTAGCGCGATCACCGCCGTGCCCGTGCTTATATCGCAGGGCGGCACCGGGGCCACCACGGCTGGTGGTGCGCTCGTCAACCTCGGCGGTACCTCTGATGGTATCGCGGTGTTTACCGCTGTGAACAACGCTGGCGCGCAGGCAGCTATTGGTGCGTCTTCGGTCGCGGATGCGTACATCTTTGGGATGATTAACTAATGCCGATCATACCGCTGCAGTCCGCCCCAGGGATTCAGCGGGACGGCACAGTGCTGGCCTCGAAGGCGTACACGGACGGGCTATGGTGCCGGTTCCAGCGTGGCCTGCCGCGCAAGATGGGCGGCTACAAGGTCATCCAGCCGTTCCTGACCGGCATCGGGCGCGCGATCAATTCGCAGGCACAGACTGGTTACCGGTACATAGATGTCGGCAACCAGACCGGCATCGATGAGTTTACGATGGACCAATTCGGGGTCACATCGGCCGTGCAGAACCCGAACTTCCCGGCGACAACCAATCCGACCACGGCTGGCGTCAGCCAGAGCCCGCTTAACAGCTGGCAATTCGAGACCCAGTTCGACAACGCGTCCGGCAACATGCTGCTATTCGCGTTCTGCGGGCAGAACATACTCGACCCCACGAATGCGGCCAACTTCCCGCTGTACGCGCGCAACGTGTACACGCAGGGTGCGCCGTTCGTGCAGGTGGCTGGCTTCGGCACGGGCAGCGACGGTCACGGCGGCACGCAGCAGGCTCTATTCCCTAACGGGATCAGCGGTGGCATCGTTAGCCTTGCGCCGTACATGATCGTGTACGGCAACAATGGCTTCTTCGCCTGGTCGGCGCCAGGTGATCCGACGGACTTCACCGGCATCTCCCAGGGCAGCTTGTTTGTTGGCGCCACCGAGATCACCAACCAGAAGATCATCAAAGGCATCCCCTTGCGCGGCGGCGGCGGATTCAGCCCTGCTGGCCTGTTCTGGAGCATCGACAGCGTAATACGTGCGACCTTCATCGGGATCACGAACGGCACATGGCAGTTCGACCAGCTGACCACGCAAAGCTCTATCCTCAGCGACCGGTGCGTGATCGAGAACGACGGCACCTTCTACTGGGCTGGCACTGACCGTTTCCTGATGTACAACGGCGTGATCCAGGAGATCCCTAACTCGATGAACCTCAACTGGTTCTACGACAACATCAACATCGCTAACGCAGGCAAGAGCTTCGCCTTCAAGATCCCGCGCTGGGGAGAGATATGGTGGTGCTACCCGCGCGGCGCTAACACGGAGTGCAGCCATGCGGTGATCTATAATTACCGGGAGAAGTACTGGTACGACACGCCGCTGCCTACCTTCCTGCGCAGCGCTGGGCTTCACGGCGACAACCTGGTTGGCAACATCATGTGCGACACAACTGGTTACCAGTCGCAGATCACTGGCGGCAACAAGACGTACTACAACATGTGGCAGCACGAGAACGGCGTCGACTCGGTGAACGGCACCAGCTTAAATGCTGTGCAGTCGTTCTACACCACGGCACCGATCACCGGGCTCACCATTCAGCAGCCGGTCGACACCGCGATGGCAATGGAGATGCTGCAGCCCGACTTCATCCAGACCGGGGACATGCAGGTCACCGTGCTCAAGCAGAACAATGCACGCGCACCAGTTGTCACCGGCAGTCAGGTCACAATACAGGCCACGCCTGCTAGCCCGCTGAACCAGATCGTGCCCCTGAAGGACACCGCAAAGATCCTTCGCGTAAACATCCAGAGCAACACCATCGGCGGCAGCTTCCAGGCTGGTGCGTCCGTGATCGACGTCAACTCCGACGACGGCCGGGATACCTGATGCAGACCCCAGATCCGAATGGCATGGACCTTCATACCTGGGCGAATGGCGTCTCCTTGGCGCTGGCGCAGTACTCGACGATATCCAATCTGTCGGGTGATGACTGGCGCGGCTGGGGGATGATGTTCTTCAACAACCCCGTGCTGGATGCGCTTAACCCCCCTAATCCGTACCAATTCGATGACTGGCGCGAGTGGGGCGCACGCCTGGGCGAGTCGTTATCGAATGCGCGCGGCTCTCAATCGAAGCTGGTGCCGTAATGCCAGCTCCACGAGAGATGGGTCCGCCTGTCAACGCTGCAGCCCAACAGCAGGCTGCTGCGGCGGCTGCTGCCCAGCAAGCAGCCCTGCTCAAGCAGTACACAACCACCGCTGTAAATGACATTAATAGCGGAAATTACGCCGGGGCTCTACAGGCCGGTATCGACAGCGGGAAATCGTATAATACTAACTACAACTCCATCACGTCAGATCCATTGCTGCAGCAGCTTGAGGGTGGTGGTGGCGGATTGCAGGCGCTGGATCCATCGTACAAATGGACCCCGCAGGATATCCAGAACTACTACAAAGCTGTTGGACAGAACAGCACATTCAACGGCACCAGCGGGCAGAGCCTAGGTAAGAACCCGTACGGCGACTGGGGTAGCGGAGCCGCCGTCAACAACGGGACGGACGCGGCGGCGAACATTGCGCAATCTGGCGCAGCCCCAGATATCTCCCGTTTTGCTGGCCAAAGGCCACCCACTTCATTTCTTGATAAATGGGGTGTGCCAATAGTCGCCGCCGCCGCTACCGCATTAACCGGTGGATTAGGCGCACCAGCTGCGATGGCTGCTCTAGCTGGCGCCGGGACCACGATAGCCGGTAACGCTATCGAGGGCAAGCCAACTACATGGGGATCGGTCGGCAAGACACTGGGAGGCGCAGCAATCGGCGCCGGGATTGGCGCTAGCGGCATCATACCGACCGGCGAGGCGTACCTGACAGACGTGTACGGCGTCCCTCAGATAGCCGCCAATTCATTAGTGCAGGGCGCAGCCGGTGCCGGGGGCGGCGCTCTTAGTGGCACGCTGTTTGGCGGCGGTGCAGCGAATGGCGCTCTGACCGGCGGTCTGGGTGGGGCGGCATCCGGTGCTATTACCGGGGCTATGCAGCAAGCAAACAACCAGGGCACTAGCCCGCTTGCGCTTACGGCAGGGAATATCGCTGGTGGTATAATAGGTCAAAGAGCTGCTCAGCCGTTCCTGCAGCCGTCCAAGACAGCTTCATCGCCCACCCTACCTGGTCAGGTAGCGACCCCAGCGTCAACCGCATTGCCTTCACTTCCCGGACAGTCTGGGCCACCGCCAATCGCGGCTCCCGGTGACATGGGATCAACCAACATTGGCTCGTATAGCGGCTACGGGTACCAGCCACGACAAGAAGCCAATATGGCTGGCACCAACTGGGCAACCTACGGGCAGGGCCCTGAGCAGCAGTTCTTCCAGCCCGTCGGACAGCCCCAGACCCCTCCGCCCGCGATGCGCACCACGCAGCAGGCCGGTATTACACCTCAGAACAGCGTTTAGGTACACATCATGTCAGTAGACCCAAGTTACATGGACTTCAGCGGCGGCGACTCCAGCGGCTACGACCCGACGTCATCCTGGTCATCCCAGTACGCGTCCACGCCAGCTGCGCCCGCACCTAGCGATCCAACCGACCCACTGTCACCCATCAGCACATCTGCTGCGCTCAATCAGAGCAAAACCAACCAGCTGGAGGCGCAGCATAACATTAACGCCACTGATGCCGCCAGTAGTCCCGCTCCGAGCGCTCTTGCGGGCGCTTTATCGTCACTAGGCGGTAAGCAGGGATCTGCGGTGCTGTCAGCGCTCACCGCAATTCTGGGCGCAGCCGGACACATGAACACAGCCAAGGCCAACGCCACGCTACCCACGATGCCTGGAATGGGCGGACCTCTTGCCGCACTACCTGGTCAGGGTGGATCGACGGGCTACGGCCCTCCTGGGGGCTACAACTGGCAGAACTACAAGGGGATCACGGGTGCCACCCCAGGCACCGGGTATGCGCCCCGCGTGCAGGCCCCGGCGGCTCCGCTGTCCTCGTACTACACCTACGGCCAGGGCCCCGAGCAGCAGTTCTTCCAGCAGGTCAATCCGAACGGCGGCCAGATCGCGCCCGTCACGCACAAGCGCGGCGGCCGGGTGAAGAAGTTCGCCATGGGCGGACCGATGATGCAGCGGCCCGTGATGCCAGCGGCTGGGGGACGTCCGCCTATGCCCCGTGGGCCGGTGATGGGCGCCCCAATGATGGGAGCGCCGCAAATGGGGGCCCCGGTGACAGGGGCCCCGATGATGGGACCGCAGCATGGTATGCGCCCCGGTGCGCGACCATTCGCAGCCGGTGGGGCTCCAGATCGCACCGGGGCGCTGTCAGCCCCCGAGCAGGGGTCTCGATACGTGCAAGGTCCTGGTGATGGCACCAGCGACGACATCCCGGCGCGCCTCGCGAATGGCGAGTACGTGCTCTCAGCTGACGTGGTGAGTGGTCTGGGGAATGGGGATAACAGTAGCGGCGCAAAAGTACTTGACGGATTTGTCAAGAATCTGCGCACGCACAAAGCTGTGAACGCATCCAGGGGCAGGCTGCCAGCTGATGCTAAGCCGATACATCACTATATGAAGGGCGGACGATAATGGGCGCCACCAGCCAAGGGGCTCTCGGTTTTCTAAGCAATTCTCAGACTCCTGGACAGTCGCAGCAGGAGAGCGAGAGCAGTTCGTCGCTTCCGAGCTGGTACACAGATTATACGCAGCAGTACCTGAACAGCGTCGCCCAGTGGGCGAACTCTGGGTACCAGGCTTATCAGGGACCTCAAGTTGCTGCGCAGAGCGGACTGAGCACGGGCGCAGCCAATGCATCAGCCTTGAACGGCGCCTCAGCCAACAGCACCACGCAGGCAGCGCAGAACTTAGTTGGACAGGGGGTAAATCAGGTAAAGGCATCCGTGGCCCCAGGGCAGGGCGGCCTGTCGGCTGCATCACCGTACCTCAACAGCGCTGCGGTGCCAACATCGAGCACGGTTCAGAGCTATATGAACCCGTACAATGCGAACGTTACCAACGCCATCGCTCAGGCCGGTCAGCAGAACTTCCAGAACAACATCATGCCAGCCTTGCAGTCTAGCATCATCGGGGCGGGCAATATCACCGGCAACTCCACTGAGGGTGCCAACCTCATACAGAACGCTGCTCTCAATGAGCAGCAGGCCGTCAGCCAGGCTCAGTCTGGCGCATTACAGCAAGGGTACGCTGGCTCACTTGGGGCCGCTGGTCAGGAGGCGCAGATCCAGGCCGGTCTCGCTGGCACCGCAGGAAACCTTGGCACGCAGGAGCAGACCGCGCAGCAGAACGCTGGCACGGATGTCATCAACGCTGGTGCGACATCTGCGAATATTGGTGCATCCAATGTGCAGCAACAGATCGCATCTGAGCAGAACATGAACGCCTTCGGTAATCAGCAGCAGGCCAACACGCAGGCCAATTACGACGCAGCCAAGGCGAACTTCACCGCACAGAATCAGTTCCCGCTGGTGGCCGCCGGAGCTGAGCAGAGCGCGCTATCTGGGCTGCAGGTACCAAGCACGACCACTAATTATGGGGCGAGCACCGGCACCAATCCGCAGATCCAGAACTCTCCGCTGCAGAGCGTAACGGGTGCGCTCACTGGGCTGGGTGCTGCTTTCGGGAGTAAACGCGGCGGGCATGTTAAGAGGAAGCGAGGAGCGTTATCGTAATGGCAGCAGATACAGACAACAATGGCGTCGTTGTAGACGACGAGACCGCTGACCCGAGCGCTAACGATAACGCACCAGACCCATTGCTTGGTGAGCAGGCTCAGTCGGGTGCTCTCACTATCGGCAGCAAGGCTGACACGCAGTCGCGCGCCAGCAAGTCCCGCCAGGGGCTAGAGAACCTGCAGGGTCAGTATGGTGCCGTGCAGAAGGGCCTTGAGGGCGCCTACGCGCAGCAGGCTAAGGCGCTGCAGGACGCACGTGACAAGCTTCTCGCCACACCGATGGGGCCGAGTGAGCAGGAGCAGGCGTACCGGCGTGCGGCTGCGTTCACGCAAACCCCTGGGTTCAATCCTGGTGATGTGAGCACAGCGAACGCGAACAACTTAGCCGCTACTCGCGAGGCAGAGCTAGCTAAGCAGCAGCTCGCTGCATCGTATGGCATCCAGGGCGCTCAGGCGCAGATCGGGCAGTACGGTGCAATGGGCAGCAGCCTGCTGCAGCGCATGCGCCTCGCGCAGTCCGACGTTAACAACGCAAGCGGGCAGGCGAACAAGGTCGTAAACCAGGCTCCAAAGACCGTTGGTGCTACTGGTGAGGTATACAATCCGGCCACAGGTGCGTGGGACTTTCACCCAGAGATCGCGCAGGCGCAGGAGGCGCAGAAGGCGAAGAACGCGCAGGATGCGCAGGCCGCTAAGTTTGCTGCCGCGCAGCTGTCGGCTGGCAAGATGGACCCGCAGCAGATCGACTTCGCTGCGCAGTGGCTGCATGACAAGGGCACGATGCCTCCAGGATATCAGGCGCGCATGACCAATGGTCAGGTTAACCCCGTGACCAGCGTTATCTATAAGGCCATGCTCGACAAGTTCCCTGGCGAGAGCGCATCAAACATCATCGCCAACCAGGGTATGGTCGCAGCCAGCCAGGGAGTGCTTAAGGACTTCGAGAGCGGAGCAACCTCCAAGGACCTCAACAAGCTCAATACCTCCATTCAGCACATAGATGTCCTGCGACCCGCCATAGCGGCGCTACAAAACGGACCCGTGCCGTTCCTGAACACGATCAAGAACACATGGAACCAGCAGGTTATGGGGTCACCGGCACCCACCAACTTCAACGGCATACGAGACTTCGTGACCGGAGAAATAAGCAAAGCCGTGCTGCCGAACGGCGGCGGAGAAGCAGAGCGTATGGCGCTAGCCAAGTCCGCTGCATCTGCGAACAGTAACGACGCACTCAAGGACATCGTTGACAAGTGGCAGAGTCTGCTTGCCGGTAAGACCGAGGCAACTAAGTTCCAGTGGGACAATGGCACCATGAATAGGTTCGGGGACTTCGATACTAAGTTCCTGATGCCGCGTACCAGGGCAGTGCTGGGACGCAACCCAGCTGCGACACCCCCGGCTCGTCCCGGGCAGAAGCCGCCTAGCGGGCTAGCTGCGCGCTACCTACCCGGTGGTGACCTCTACAAAGCACCGGGCACCCCGTAATGGCGACACAGGAAGACCTGCTGCACGCGCTCGATCTTGCGCACAATGCAGGTGATCGTGCGGCTGCGCAGGACATCGCCATGATGATCCACAACGGCGAGTACGACCCCAGCCCTGTGCCCAAGATTCTGCCGCCCGGTGGCGGCAACACATCTGGTAGCCCGCAGAAGACCTTCGAGGGGCACGCCAGTAACCTATCTAGTGGCAAGGATACACTGCAATTCGGCCCCTTCGACACGCACATCCCGTTACCGGCGTCGACCGCCGACCAGCTCTCCGGTATCGGGTCTGCGTTCCACGACGTCGGCCAAGGTATCGGGCAGAAGCTTGGGCTGACCAGCTCGCAGGACGTGCACGACACACGCGCCACCGACAAAGAGTTGATGCAGGATCCGAACGGGCGCATGGGTAACATCGCAGGCAATGCCGCCATCATGGCGCCTGCCGCAATGATACCTGGGATGCAAGGGATCGCTGGCGCTACCCTTGGTGGGGCTGCCCTGGGCGCTATGCAGCCCTCAGAGAGCCTCGGCGAGCAGGCCGCCAATACGGGGATAGCTGCAGCCGCCGGGCCATTAGCGCACGTCCTCCCGGCTGCCGGGCAGGCCATTACGAAGATACCTGGCGTGAAGCCGGTGATGAACTTTGTTGGGGATATGCTCCCGGGCGGGCAGCAACGAGCTGCCTCCCGTCTTGCTACGCAGTTTGCCGGTGGTCCGCAGCAAGCAGACGCCGCGCGGCTCGCTATCGAGCAGGCCGGGAAGAGTGGTGCGCTGGCAGGCAAGTACGGCATCAACCCCACTACTGCCCAGGTCGCGAACAACCCGGGCCTTGCCCAGATGGACCGCACACTGCGCAACAACGGGCGATTCACGACCGCATTCGGTGACAATGACGACGCCAACCGGAATGCCATCGACAATATACTAACGGGCATCTCCGGTACCCCAGCTGACCGTTTACGGGCGGGTGCGGCGCGCGACTACCAGGCGCGCACGATGTACGACGACGCCTTGAACAACCCTGAGCACTTCGTGCAGCCTCCGAAGCCCTCTGACGCCAGCTTCGGCGAGGCCATGGACACCGCGCAGGGTGGCACACGCACGCCCGGCGACAACGCGCCCGCCGCCCCTATGGCTGGTGATACGGTCACCGGCCTGAGCGACATAGGCACGCGGCTGCAGACGCTGCTGCAACGCCCTGCGATGCAGGACGCCATGATGAATGCGTCGCGCATTGCCGCGAACTTCGGTAAACCACTGGATGACCGCAATCTGATCCAGCAGATGCATTATGCGAAGATGCACCTCGATGACCAGATAGGTGCGTCGATGGCAGCCGGTAAGACGAACGACTACCGGGCGCTGCTCGACACCAAACATGAGTTACTGGGAGTCATGGACGACCTCAGCCCAGCTTACGCGCAAGCCCGCGCTAACTTCCAGAGCGCAAGCCGCCCGGTAAACCGCATGGAGCTAGGCGAGGCGCTGCGCCAGAAGTACAGCCCCGGCCTCGGTGACCAGGGTAGCGTATCGCGCAACCCAGCTACATTCGTGAACGCACTTCGCAATGGTGACCAGACCGCAGCCAGCGCAACTGGATTCGGTGGTGCGACACTGGAGAACACCCTGCACCCACAGGACATCGACGCACTAAACGCAGCCGCATCCCAGTTGGGGCGTCAGAGCTACGCGCAGAACGCCGGTAAGGCCATCGGATCGAACACCGGGCAGAACCTGGGGAACGCCAAGGATATGAATTCTATTGGCAACCTGGAGCAAGCGCTGACACCGGAGGGGGCGCGAGGCGCAGTTGTGTACGCCGCCCTGCATCACCCCGCGCTGCTCCCACTTGGCGTTCTCGGTAGCTTCCAGAGGAACGGCGCGCAGGGCCTACTTGGCAAGGCCGCGCTTAACCCGCGCGAGATGAGCGCACTGCTGGCCCCCAAGGAGTCGCTGATGAGCAAGTACCTGCCGAGCGGGATCACGTCATCGCCGGTCGTCGGCGGAACAGCATCCAGTCAGTTGCAGGCGCCAACCGATGACGGCTACGCCGACGGTGGCCAGCCAAAGTACGAGAAGTCAAGCACCTGGGACCTCTTAAAGCAGGGCTGGAAGGAGCTTACCGGGGACAGCTCACAGCCAGCGCCTAATCCGCCACAAGAGCCGGGCACGCAGGCATCTGGCACGGTTGGCTCAGATTTTGACCGCAGGGTGCAGCAGAGCGTTGACGCCCAGTCTTAGCTGTGCGCTCCGTGATACAATCCGGTGCACACGAAGCAGATGACGAATAACGCGCCAGCTGCCACCAGGATGCCTTCTGCGATCTGCATTACCATCTCAATCTCCTCAGGTGTGAACCATGTTCGACAAACTCGTAGATCTACTTGTCGGATGTGTGGATCTATTTCGCTTCTGGGTCATTATGGCCCCGTACGAGTCAGGTGTCAAGCTTCGGCTAGGGAAATTCGTTAGGGTACTGGATCCGGGCTGGAACTGGATGATCCCATTCGGGATAGATCAGTACGAGCACGAGCACGTTGTGCCGCGCACACATGCCCTTACGGCGCAAAGCGTAACACTCAAGGACGGTAAGCAGGTGGGCTTCGAGGCTGTTATCACGTACAAGGTGCGCGACATCAAAGTGGCACTGCTCGAAGTCGAGAACGCCGATCACGCCATAGCTGATAGCTGCTCAGGTCAGATAGCTCACACTATCATGCAGTACACCTGGGATGCTATTGTTAGCACGGATGACTGGAGCGACCGTGTTTTAAAGGCGTGCAGGCAGCGCGGCTTTAAGTTCGGGCTAGAGATCATCAGCGTGCAGTTCGGCACGCTTGCGCTCATCAAGAACCTGCGGATACTCAAGTAATTGTGGTATACTCCAGTGACCACCACCACAGGTAGAAATCATTGAGCCAGTTACACGACGCTAAGATCCTTGTGCTCGATATCGAGACCAGTCCCATTGAGGCTTATTGCTGGGCGCTCTGGGATCAGAACGTCGGTCTCAATCAGATTAAGGTCGAATGGAGCATACTGAGCTTCGCGGCTAAATGGCTCGGTAAGCCGAAGGTGATCTACGAGGACACCAGCAAAAACGGCATCGGTAAATTCCGTGACGACAAGAAGCTGCTTATTAAGCTGCACGCGTTGCTCGACGAGGCCGACATAGTTGTCGCGCAGAACGGGCGCCGGTTCGACGTCAAGAAGATCAACGCGCGCATGGTGATGGCGGGCCTTAAGCCGTACTCACCGATCCGCATCGTCGACACACTGGAGGCAGCCAAGAAGTACTTTTCATTCACCAGCAATAAGCTGGAGTGGGCATCCGAGTGGCTCACCTCGCAGAAGAAGCTAGCGCACAAAGAGTTCCCTGGCTTCGAGCTGTGGAAGGAATGCTTAGCCGGTAATCCCAAGGCTTGGCGCGTGATGAAGAAGTACAACATCCGCGACGTCACGGCGACCGAGGAGTACTACATCCGCATCCGTCCGTGGATCGCCAATCACCCGAACATGGGCGTATACTCGGACATCATTGAGCATACGTGCACGAACTGCGCATCCCCCAACCTGCAGTCGCGCGGCAAGCAGCGCCTGCAGCAGGGGCTATACAACCGGTACCAGTGCCAGGACTGCGGCAAGTGGAGTCGTGGCAAGAACATGCTGCTAGCCATCAATAAACGCAAGGCGTTGCTGACGAACATCGGCGACAAATCGTAAATGGATCAGAACCCGTATAACACAGAAGACAAGCCGGTAGATATCAGCGGTGCGTTGTCGCGCCTCGGGCATGTGCTGTACACGCCGCAGGGCGGGGACCCGCGCACGCTGGCTAAGGTCGAACTTGGGCGGATGGGCGGAGATCTTGATGCAGCAAAGTCGGTGGGGCACGCACTTCTCGCAAAGAGCGCAGCCGGTTACGAGGCCATGGGCAGCCCGTTGGGATCCAATGAGCACGTGGACGAGACCGCAGCCCTACTGGGGCCAAAGTCCATCAGCCCCGAGGGGCAGTCATCCGTGCAGCGCCTCATGGATAACCTGGGGTCCGTCGGGAAGGCGACAGGAATAAGCGACCTCGCGCACTCGCTGAGCAGTAAGTACAATGCGATGCAAGGCGCCGCAGAGCCGCTGATCCAAAAGTACGCCGGTATCCCGGCAGCAGCTGCCGCGCATGCTGCCTTCGAGACCGCCCCGCAGGCGGCTATTCCCGGGCTGGGAGAAGAGAGGGCCGCCGCTGGAGCCGCCGCTGATGTTGCGCGCACCCTGGGGCCGAGTGACCGCATACGCCAGGTCGCCGCTGATTACATGAAGAGCGCCGGTCTGCCGCACGTGCCGCCGGGCGCTCCACTGAAGGTAGATCCTAATCGTGCCAGCGCCATCGCGCAAGCATTCGACGCGATGCCTCACGCCCCCAATGACCCCAAGGTGGCGGCGTCGTATGATGCGATGATTAAGGAGACGATGGCGCAGTACCAGGCCATGAAGGCATCTGGCTTCCGGGCTGAGTTCATGCCACAGGGTCAGAACCCGTACCCGAAGATCAGCGACACGCTGCACGACATCCAGCAGAATAATCACATGTTTGTGTTCCCGACGGAGAGCGGCTTCGGCAGCGGCGACCTTGGCGGCAACCCGTTGCTGCAGCAGTCTGGTGAGAGTTTCAACGGCGTACCTGCGACGAACAACGACATATTCCGTGCGGTGCACGACTACTTCGGGCACGCTAAGGAGGGCAACACCTTCAGGGCGAACGGCGAAGAGACCGCGTGGGCCAATCACGCAGCGATGTACTCCCCTGCAGCCCGGCCAGCTATGACCACCGAAACCCGTGGCCAGAATAGCTGGGTGAACTTCGGTCCACATGGTGAGGCCAACCGAACTACTAGCGGCGCAGATACGGTGTACGCCCCACAGAAGATTGGGTTATTGCCTGATGAGTTCAGTCAGGCACCGCCAAGTCCGTATGACATCCTGGCGCAGTACCACGCAGATAACGGCGGGTCTACCTATCACCCTGGCACGAGCAACATACCTGATACCGGGTACTCCGTCAGTCTACATCCCGGCCGCGCCACAGTGATGGGCACCCCGCCAACGGGCCGCAACCTGAGCGACTACGTGCAGGCCAATCAGGACGCATTCGACAAGGATCCTGGCGCGCACCTCGGTACCTGGCATGACAAGGACGACTCCGGGATGCACTACCTGGATGTGTCGCACGTCGACCCCAACCTGGATAGCGCCATGGAGAAGGCAAAGGGCGCCAACCAGAAGGCGATATTCGATTTGGGCGGCAAGCAAGAGATCCCTAACCCGCACTACGACCCCACGACTGATACTCAGGGTGCGCCCCAGGATGATAACCCGCTGGCTGCTGTAAGTCCCCTCAGGTTCACGGCAACAGATCCCGGTAGAGTGCACCTAAACTCGCTCCCGGAGGCCCTGGAGCGCGAAGGAGAGGCCGCCAGACGCGACGCAGCCGATAGGCCGCCACCAGAACCAATCCTCGACCTGAACGGCCCACTGCCGCCTCCTAATGCGTCCTACATAGGCAGCCAGGCATTCGCCGAGGGCGGAGAGGTGGGAGTGCTAGGGGATGCGCTCGCAACCGCCGCCCGGCTGCCGACACCGGCTGCGTTGAAGGCGAAATACGCAGACAATCCGCAGGCTATCCAGAACTTCCACGACTGGGCCAAAAATACTGCCGTCTCTTACACTAATGGCGAGCCTATACCGGTGTACCACAACACCGACGCGTTGAACGACTTCTCTGCCTTCAGGCCGTACCGTGGCGACATCGGCAGCCACTTTGGTACCAAGGGGCAGGCCAACATGCGCGGCGCCGCTGTACAGGGGCGCGTGCCGCCCGCTGTCGAGGAATCATCGCGCACTACCGGAGACCTTAATCCGGTGCCCAAGAATCAGGTATCTGGTCAGCGCACTATACCCGCGTACCTTAGCATCCAGAACCCGTTGCGCACCCCAGATCTTGGGGAGTGGGGCCACGACCAGCTGAAGCAGTACCTGCTAGGAGAGGGAGAGCACGGCGCAGATGAAAATGCCATGTACCCAGCAGAGGCTGCTGGTATAGACCCAAAGGCCGTCGCAGCCACACAGAACAACCACCAGCTGCGCAAGGTGCTGCAGGATCACGGCTACGACGGCATCGTGTACGCTAACAATGGCGAACCCGACATGCCGCCTGCGATCCAGCTGGCGCGGCAGGATGCGGAGCAGAAGCGGCAGGCGTTCTTGCAAGACCCAGCCAACAAGCCGTACTGGGATACAGTTACTGGCGCCAATACCGCATCTCGCGGCGCGGGAGATATGGATGCGGCGGCGGCTCAATTTCCAGAGCAGCATGCGCAGTACCAGGCACTTGCTGGGCAATATCACTTGGCAGACGAAGCATACCGCCGTTTCATGCACTCAGCTGGCGACAACCCGGCCGACTCATACGTCGCATTCGACCCGTCTCAGGTGAAGTCCGCTGTCGGCAACACGGGCGAGTTCGATCCCGGTACGCAGGACATCAATCACGCAGCCGGTGGTGAAGTGCGCAGCTACGCGGATGGCGGCGGGGTTGAGGGAGCTGGTTTGATCGGTGACGCCATACAGCAGGTATCACATCTGCCTTTGACGGCTACGGCTGCTGAGGCCGCGCCTCTCGCGGAGCACGTCGCTCAGTATGGCGGGGCCACCTACAGCCCGTCCACAGGGGCCCTGCATCGCTCTGGTAGCGTGACATCAGACCCCGAGTCTACCGTTGCGCTTGACCACGCACCAGACCCAGATGAGATCCACGACTTCATGATGCAGAACCAGCATGTGCTAGGTGAAGATCCGCAGGCTGTGCTGCACATCACCAGCGACGACAATGGTAATCACTTCATACGCACTGGCACTCACGCGCCCGAGATGCCGCAAGACCCAGAGAGCATGGAGCCTTCGGAGCTAATAGACAAGTACCTTCAGTCTGGCTTAAGCTCGAAGCACCCTATGGCCAGCGAGGCTGACTACAGCGCTCGCCCCAGTACTCCGTGGACTGCAGGTCAGCAGACAGTGGTGAACCCGAAACGGAATGCGTTCCCTGGAGTGTACGGAGATCCACGCCAGGTGATCGCAGACGCGGCAGCGAAAGTTGGTCCTGAAGATCCTCTAATGCAGCGATTGTTTGGAGTATCACGTGCCGATCTCTCAGACTTGTCTCTGTCCAGGCAGGGAAATGAACTTGGGGTTCTGCCAGGGGAAAAGCAGAATCCACAAGGAGCAGCATCAGCTCGCGACGTAATGACTCCGCAGAACGAGCAACGCCTAATTGACGTTCTCGGCGAAGCTCGCAAGGCACCTGGTCTGTATCAGGGGATGACGGGTTGGTACGCAATGGATCCTCTGTTTCAGCACTTCGTTAAGGAGTTCGGCCCCGATGAGGCGATCGCACGATACAAGCAGTTTAATACACTGAGCGGAATGGCATCACCAGGATCTGACGTCGGTTCAGAGATCGCTCGTGGGTCAACTGCGAATGCGCTGCACACGCAGGGGCGCTTCAATGACTTCGTACGCTACGGGGGTGGGGTGGAGGATTCAGGTTCATCCGGTCGGCCTGCCGACATGGCGGACCTTCCAGGTCATGTCTATCATAGGAGTCAAGCGCTTCCCATGCAGCAGTACCTGGAGAGCGGTGAGATGCAGATGAAGTCACCTAAGGTGCCTATGTACATCGCAGCCAGCGGCGTTCCAGAAACTGGCTTTCAGACGTCGACTCCGGTTGGGGACGCTCACTGGGCCCGTGCAGTAGGGCTTGCTGACACCAGGAACATGCGCACACTAAAGGGGCAGGAAATAGTTCCAGGTTCCTCCGTGAGCACTCCAGAGATGCAAACTCTTGCGCCATGGTGGCGTGATCGAGTGGCGGGTCCTGCTGGTCTTGAAAGTGTTCCTGCTCAGGCTCTGGCGTGGGGCGCGTTCTCTCCACAAACCGGGGTAAAATCTGCGATAGGAGCACCAAAGCTAGAGATCCTATCCACACAAATAGGTAAGCTGGCAGATCGCTTAGGAATATCACCGGAGGAGGCCCGTGACCGGGTCGTGCGCGGTGAAGCTGGAGCTTTCAGCGCTGGCGGCGTGGTGTAGCATCACCTTGCCGCTACCCACGTGCGCCCAGAAGCGGCTCACGTACGTATCGTGGTACAGCTTAAGAACGTCGTAGTAATGCTCCCAGGCGAACTCACGGAACCATCCACTGGTGATGCTGGTGCAGACCTTCTCCAGCGCAATCAGGAAGCTTGCGCGTGGGTAGATCTTGTTACGGTACGGGATCTGGCTGCGCTCCAGCGCGAGGACGTACGCCTCCTCCAGCACCGCATTCAGCTGCAGACCTATCGGCAGCTGCTCAAACATCAGACGGCTGGTAAGCACCTCTGACCCTGGCGGCTTGAAGTACTCATATGCGGGCCGATCCTGGTGCTTCATAACCATGTGAATGCTGTCGTGATCGTACACGTACTTGACGACCGGACTGAAGAACTCAGCCTTCGACACACTCAGCTTGGGGTGCGCGTAATCCAGCGCCTCTGCTGTGCGCGCCTCTAGGAGCGTCAGGTACTTGTCTGGTACGGTAACGCCCATGCTGCGCATCAGCCGGATGTCGTCCATGGTCTTCAGGAAGTGCTTGCTGTTCTTCTTGAAGCGATGAGACATCTTCAGCGCCAGCAACAGCTCGATTGGCGCCACGGTGCTGTCACCGCACAGGTTAACGATCATCTCAGCAGTCGAACCAGGCCACGTGATCTCAAACTCGACAACGCGCACCTTGTTCTTGAGGACGTACTTCTTGCCACCGTCAGTGGGGTAGCACGGAGATCCTGGTTCTACCAGCTTAAGCATCTCCTTGTACGAGCCGACAAGATCCAGGTCCCTCGGGATCCTGTCCAGCTCCGTGTACGTCCGCAAGGCTTGGCTGCCGATGACTACCATTTAGCAGCTGCTGCCGTCCCAGTTTTCGCGTGCCTCATCCTCGGTGTACAGGTCTATGCCATTCAACGAGAACGGCAAGCTGTAGTCGTCAGCGAACTCTTCGGCTTCCTTCACCGCAGCGCCAATGGCTTCGATCTTCTCGACAAGCGCCTTCACGGCTTCCTGCTTAGTCAGTCTTGGGGTCGTCAACTTCGTCTCCTTTTGGTTGGGGAACAATGCATTTGAAATTGTAGTTGTCGTGCGCACGGTCGAACGACACCTCCAGCTCGCACCCGGCGGGCAACGCCTGCAGCGCTGATACCGGCACTGATAGGATGTGATCCTCCTGCTGGTACGCGATCACGGCGAGCACGTTGCGCATGTCACGGATTGACTTCTCCAGGCTCTCGTAGTCGGATATCATCTGCTCCATGCCGGGCCATACCTTGCGCGATGGCACGTCGATGCGCCGGGCAACGCGATCAGGGCTGCTGCGGGTCATATGGACACCTTGTCTTCTAGGCCGAGGTACTCGATCAACGCCTTGCGATTCGCCAGATACGCCTCTCGCTTGTCGTGGAAGTCACGGTCAGCGATTTCACTGAAGTCAGAATAGTCGACGAAGGCAGACTCGAATCCCTCCTTCTCGATGGCGTCGTATATCCTGATCGCATCACGCGGCTTCACTTGCGCACCCGGCGCTTCTGCGGGACCGCGCACAGGTACCGCGCACCAAGCCACTCCAGGGCTGCGCGAAGCTTCTCGTTGTGTGACTCACTCATGCCGTTCTCCTTTGAAATTACAGGTAGCACACTTGACTCGCGCCATCGCTGGATGGCCTGATGTATAGACCCCGGTGTCATACAGGTTTCCGTGGCTACATTGGGGGCACTTAAGCCCATTCAGGAATTGCTCTGGATTTGCCACGCGATCACGGACAGCATCCCAGTACTGCTTGCGTTGCAAGTTCCACTGGCTTAGTGACACCAGTTCTGGTCCTGTGTGCACCGCGAACAGCTTCGAGTATTCTGTCATGCTCGTCTCCTCCATTGAAGTCGTCCTCAACCTGCTTATGCGCCTGCTGCACCACCGTCCTCGCAATGAGATCCACATCCCATGCGATTACGAGCAGTAGCGCCAGAGCCAACAATTTCATTGTACCACACTATCCCGGGTGTGCTGCTTCGGTGTTAGGTGCCCGTACTTGTCCTTAATCTTGACCATGATGGCCTCCATCTCGGCGTACACCGGGTTCAGGTCGATGCCGTTGGCGGGGCGGTCGTCGACGATGTTCTTCAGGTGGTGCGTCTCGATAAGGATGTTGATGCACGCCTGAGCGTTCGCCAGGTGCGGTGTGCCGTCGCTGTCGTACCACTCACCCTCCCAGTACCGGTCGATGTGCCTGGCCAGCGCAGATACGTACACGCTGGCACGTGCGCCGCCCCCGCGCCAGTTCCAGGCGCCGTACTTGACGTTGCCAAGGAAGTGCGCAATCGCCTGGTACGCCTTTACGATGGGGCTGACGAGGTGCAGCGGCAGCTTCGTGATCCCGATGGCGTCCTTGGGGTTGGTGTCCTTAGTGACAAGCACACGATCATTCATAAGTTCCCGCTCACGAGTAAGCGTCACCCTATCATCTCCGTGTAGATGATGCTGAGAACGTCCTCGCGGTCGATGTCGGTCACCGGCTCGTAGGGTCCATTGTACTCAAGGAACTCGAAGTCTTGGCTCTGCAGGAGACCTACGAACGACTCCAGGCGTGCGCCGCGCGACTTGTACCAATCGGGTTGCAGGTAGATGATGCCCTGCACCTGGTCAGCAATCAGCTTTACGTCGCGCGCCAGGAAGTCGGCCCACGTCTTCTGGCCGCCGCTGGTGCCGGTACCGGGTGCGCCGTCGGCAGACTTGAGGGCGGCGCCCTTATCCTCTTCATCGTCCAACTCGGCCGGGCTGACGATATCGAACCCGCGATCACGCAGATCCTTGGCGGCGGCGAAGAACGCCGGAAAATTGAACTGCGGAATGCCGGACATCGGCCCAGCCAAATAGTAAGTTGTCATTTCGTCTCCCATGCGCGCTTACCGCGCCGTGCTTCGATCTTTTCAACATTGGCTTCCATCACGGAATCCATCTCTAGTCCGTAGTGCGATGCAATGCGGCAAGTGTAGTGTAGCACATCTCCCAGCTCCAGCAGCAGCTTGTTCCGATCCAGTGGCCCATCCCCACGGATCTCCTTCTTGACGCGCTCCGTGATTGCGCCTGTGCCCTTGCGGATCTCTGCGATCACCTCGTCTACCTCGCCAGACAGCCCCAGCGTCATCACAGCCAGCTCCCTGACCGCATCCTGCTCGCTGCCTACCTTACGCGTCCAGCCAGCCTCTACCCATTTCGCAAACTCATTCAATGTCATCACACCACTCCTGATGTCAGTAACTCGCGCTCCCAGTCGACAGTACCCAGCTCGGGCAGCAGCTCCGGGATCGCTTTGAGAGCCGCCTGATAAAAAAGTGAGAACTCGTGCTGGTCCATCTTGCCCCAGCTGATCGACTTAGGCTTCAGCGCAACACGGTCTCCGCTCAGCCGAATCTCGTCCACGTACCCTGCCTGGATAGTGATCGCGAACCTCAGCGCTTCCTGGGATAGGTAGCGTTGCTGGTTCTGGAACACCAGGTTTAGCAAACCGAAGAATAGCCGATGATGGCGCGGGTTGCGGTCGCGGTGCATCTTAACCCTCAGAACCTCTCCGGTGCCGTAGAAGTTGAGGGCCTCCTTGGATGCGTCATCGACCGGAGCTAGGCCACCAATCGTGCGCACAAAGTAGTGGTCGCTCATGGTTAAAAACCTTTAACCTTGCTAATTTCGTCTGCTGCATCCATCAGCAGGCCACGTATCTGCTCGTGCTCGGTCCCGCGCAATCGCTCGGCTGTGCTATACAGCGACGAAATAAGGTTCTTGCGGCGCGCTTTCACGCACCGGCATGCGAACCTGTTGCCGCTGCCGCACTCTTGACAATCTGTATAGCTACTCACTTCACTTTGACTCCTGCTCCGTGCACTCACTGGTGTCTATGAAACCATCACCGCATCGCCTGATGTACGCCGTTCCGCCGTCTACAGCGAATGACCATGTGGTCTCACCAGGCACATCCACCAGCTTATCATCCACCCACCTGCGGCGCTGCGCTGGCTTGACGGCGCAGTAGTGCACCTGGAAATCGTGCCGGTGGCGACTCTCTATCTCTGTGCCGCAGTGTACGCACTTAGCGCTATTGCGTATGATACGCGGGAGTTCGCTCACCGCCGCAGCCTTCCACGGATGTCTGCCAGCGTGTGCTTCTTCTTGAACTTGCCGTTGCACCAGACCTCCTCCAGGAGGTTGCCGGTCATCTGGTCTGAATCTTTGCGCAGGCCATCGATCAGGTGCAGCTTCCCAGGGGCGTCGACGAACTCGGCCACAGCAAGCCGTCCACGGGCGCTGCGCTTGACCCCGTCATCTGTCACCGGGTCCTTGAATAGCTCGTGCTCTACGCCGTTTACCTGCGCCCAGGTAGCCTTCATCGCGAACCCAAAGGTATCCCGGGTGACGTACTGGTAGTTGTAGCTACCCACACCGAATACCACGTTCGTGGACGCGAATCCCTTGGCCTTTAGCCGCTCGCAGATCTGCGCCGCCCGGTCGCGGTTAATGCTGTCCCCGTAAATCGCGCCGATGTGCTGATCCAGGACTTTGTACCCAGCCTCATTAACGGTGCCGCCGAAGATGTTCCACAGGGTCTCGACAACCCCCGCGTACCGGGCGTCGCGCTCCGGCCGAAAGTCGGCTGTCATGATCTCCGGCTTCTCGGTGCCGCACAGGATGTCGACCGGGTCTCCGCTGTCCGGCCTTATCACAAGCTTACCATTGCGCGCCAGAATACGATACTTGAGCTGCGGCAGGATGTACGCCAGCACCTTCCACAGGTCCCAGGTGTCGCTGACCACGCTCAGGATTCCTGACGGGTACACGTCGAGCAGCCGCTCGAAAGTAGCTAGCTCTCCATCCTGACCACCCGCGCACATAACGCTGTGCTCGGTAGCGGCTACGCTACCACCGAGACCAGGTTGCCCATAGTAATACCGCTCAAGTAGCTGTATTGCTGGTACGGTGTCGGTGCCGGTGAAGCTGAGCAGATGTCCTGCTCCACTGAGAGCCGCATCCTCTGGGCCAGACATGCCCCGAAAGCTGAAGTCGTGGCCCTGCCAATTGATGAAGCCAGGATCGCCTCCAGTTCGCTGAGCATATAACTCAAGGGTCTTGCGGAAAGCGTGAGCTGTTGTTGCGCTTGTGCAGGCTTTCCAGAGGACGTTGGAGAGGATGGTCTCGAAGTAGTTGGTAACCCAGAAGAACTCAGGAATTGTGTTCTCCACTGTGAACATAGGCACCCGGAGAGGGACGCGAGTTCCTTCTGGGAGAGCCTTAAATCGCAGTGGGATATATCCCAGGTCATGGAGATCTGCGATGTGCTGGGTGCCGATATTGTTTGGCCCGAGACCGGAGTCGAGCATACGCTGGTATCGCTTACAAACGGCCCCTCGCTGCTTTCCGAAGAAAGTCTCGTTAGCCAGCTCTTGGAAATAGGCTGCGAGAAAATATTGCAGCCCGAAGAACACAACCTCATTAACGCCTGGTACTCGGCTCGCCCTAGGGGTGAAGTTGGAGTAGACATACTCTGTTCCTTGGGGGTACTGACGACGATGGTCAGCCTTGTAAAAGTCGAACAGCGAAATAAGGTCAAACATTTTCAGCATCCTTCAGTATCTTATCGATCACGGGCTGCAATGATACCACATACAGTCTATTGGGGTCATGCACGGTGCCGGTGATATCATTACGCTGCCAGCTGTCGGTGGTCATGATTAGCTCATACTTGGGGTGTATCGCATTCAGGCCCTTCGAGAAGATGCCGTGCGATACCCACAGAGCCAGCTCGCTGTCCTTAGCGTATGGATCCTTCACGAACTCCTCAGCCAGCAGGTTGAATGTGCCGCCGCCGTCGCAGATGTCATCTATGACCACATACGATCCAGGTCCCGGTAATGGTGGCATCTTAAAGCCGGTGAACTTACCGGTGGCGAAGTCTCGTGTCTTCTCGCACACGATCACCGGGTTACGGATCTGTGCGGCATCGGCCGTATCCTGCGCCCGTCCGATAGCCCCATGGTCGGGTGCGATGATGTACGCGTCGCCTGGCGCTGGTGATGGATCAATCACCAGATCGCGAGGCATGAAGTTGCGCTTGATACGCAGCCCGGCGAAGTGCACCGATGAATGTAAGTCGAAGGTGTATAAGTTGTTCACGTATTGCCCGAGCATGCGCCCGATCATCTCTCGCGTGACCGGTGTACGGTAGTCGGTGCGGTCCTGACGGGCCCCGGGGAAGTACGGGCAGAACAACCACACCTTGCGGTTCTTCGTGTGACCCTGGTAGTACAGCGCATTCAGTACGCACATAGCCAGGCCGACGTCGTTCCAGGTGCGCGGCTTGAGAAACAGCAGAGCATCCCCGAAGTTCTCTGGGATGCGTGCGTGCGGCTCGCCTCCCGGAAAGAAAAAAGTCTCAATGCCGCTGGCTGCGTAGTTGTCGCTGTCGATGACCTTCATTTCATCATCCTGTGGTAGATCGACCGAAGGTTCTCTACGTCGGCGATATTGTGCCGCTCGACGGACTCCCAGTCCCCGGCGTCAATAGCCGTACCGACGTCAGCCCCGGTGATGTCGTCCTCACGTGGGATGCCGAGTACGCGCTCCAGCTCGACCTGCTTGATGTACCCACGGTACCCCATCCACTCCTTCATCGGGTCGAAGTACCCGTCACGCTGGCTCAGCGCCGCCCTGATAGCGGTCGGAACAGGAACCCGGTTAATGACCATTCGCTGCATCAGGAAGCGCAGATCGAACTCGCCGTTAAAGGCCACCAGTTGCCCCCTGCCTTGGTCTGTGAACGCCAGCGCCACGGCGTGCAGCATCCCAAGCTCGTCGTCGCCGTACACACACTTCACCGAATTGGTGCCAACGGCCCACGCAAAGCTCGCCAGTCGGCCATACGTCCCGTCTAATGACGTCTGCTCAACAGCGGCGAGCTGCGCCGCCGGGGCCTTCTCCTTCCACCAGGCAGCCAGTGTCTCAGCCTTGGAGATGTTGCCAGGGGGCTGCACGGACGCCTTCAGCCGCGCGATCACCGCAGGGTCACTGGTGCGCCTAGTCTCGCAGTCGAAGAAGATACTCACGCCTGCGCCTTCAGGGACTTCAGGTACTGGTTGACGTTGCGCAGCGTTATCCGGTGCTGAGCGCTGGGCTTACGCTCTACCCACTCACATTCTACTGCATCGAAGTACTTCATGCTGTTGCGGTCCACAAACACAAGTCTGTACCCGTCCTGGCCGAAGAAATCATCAGGCTCGATGGTGAAATCAGGTACCTCAGACCTGCTCCAGATTGCCCTAAATCCACGGCGATTGAACCATGGATCCAGTGCGCACTGCCCGGCCGCGCATCCAATGGTCCCGCAGGGCGTCTTGCGCAACCAGTCAGACATGTCGAAGTGCTTCTCGATCTGGTGCTTACTAAGGTTGCGCAGCACGTGCCGCACACGCTCCCAGCGCTCGATCTGCTCTTCGCGCGTCAGCTCTACGAAAAGCCTGCTGTCCTCTATACGGGGGCGGCCACGTCCGCGTTGCGGGATAACCGCAACTGGTGTGAGGTTGATTGTCTGCATTGTCATCTCAAAAATCTCCTGTGTCAGTTTAGCAGCGTTTCCACTGCGCTCTATCGTACGTTCGTCTCTTGTGACAAGTCGGGCAGACTATATCACACTTTGGAATCTCAGCCATCATCCGCCTTGGATGACAACCTTTGGAAATCAGATCCGACATTCTGTGTTGGCTCTCTGCGCCAATACCCTCACGGTGGTCGAACTCAAATGGCGTATCAGGATCAGGAGGCTCACCACAATCAACACACGGACTAGCGGAAAGAATCAACGCCCGCAACTTGCGGTTGAAGGCGTTGTGCCGATTGGCTCTAGCGCGAGACTTCTCGCGTTGCTCCACCTGGTTGTCCATGTAGTAGCTCATAAGTCACTGATTTAGAAGGGGATATCGTCATCAAAGTCCTGCGCCTGGTTGACGTTCTCCGCAGCCTTCTGCGCGTCGACCTTCTTGATGCGGACCTCGACCTTCTTCTGCAGCCACTCCGGGAGCTTCTCCCATGCCGCCTGGTCGTGACTGTCCGGGCTGTACGCAACCAAGCCATTGGGACCTGTCGGCTTGCCCAGTGCTGGGTTGGCGGTTATCTTGTCCTTCTGCTCCTGGATGAGCCCGAACGCGCCCTGGATCTTCGCCCGCACCTTGCCGTCGCGTCCCTCTTCGTGGACGATGGAGAGCTGACACAGCTTACCCAGGATGGAGGTGACCTCGAATGCCTCTTCCTCTTCCTTGGTGAACGGACGACCGCGCCAGCCTTCGAGGAAGGGACGGAAGTTGCTCTTCTCGCTGATCGAGAGCGTGAAGAACGTGCCGATGGTTGAGGACCCCTCATGGGTCTGACCATTCTTCTCCCACTTCACTTTCACACCCGGGATTTCGAACCTGATGTAGATCTGGTCCTTGTCAGGGTACTTCGGGTTGCCGGACGGCTGAACCCCGAGATGCACGATCTCCGTGCAAATCGCCATATGCACACCAGCTGGGACCTGCTCGAAATCCTTCCCGCCCTTCGCTGATGCCTTGATACTTGTGAACGCCATTAAATTATCCTTGAGTTGAGTTGATTAGTAGCTGCAGTTACCAGGAACTCGGCGTACCCGGGATCTTCGTCCAGCATCTGCTGCTCCAACAATTCCTGTTGAGCCCAGGCGGTATCCAGATCCCAGTCGTCCGTATCCTGCGGCTCCATTATAGCACACTCTCGTGACATGGCACGATCCAGGCGACTGCTGTTATCAAGGACACCATGGCAATAATCATGGTGACGATGACGCCAGGCGCACCGAATCGCTTCTCCGCCTGAAGTACGATGCATACCAGTAACACGGCAAATGCAGTGACTAGCGACATTCCGCCAATCAGGAACAAGAACACTTGTAGGTGACAGTTCATGCTAGCTCTCCAGTGGGTCTGTTTGGTGGTCATCATTCTGGAATGCACCCACCGCGTTCCATCTGCGCCGGATGCCATCGATGCTGCGTGCCGTCAGGCTGATGGTGCCGTATTGCAGTTCCATGTCGCGCGCCAGTTCCTCGCGCTTCGCCCGCTCCCTCTCCTTGGCCCAGCTGCGCTCCTCCGTGGTGTACGTGGTCAGCACCCCACCGAAGCCCTTGATAGCGACATACCGTCCCGTGGGGTCAGCGGCACCAAACACCATCGGCGATGGCAGTTTCTCGTACTCCTCGAACTCGTCGTCGTTCTCGACGGCGGCGCTATCCGGGTCGACGTAACCCTTCACATCCAGCCGGTCGGCGAACATCTGCGCCATGCGCACGCCCTTCGCGAAATCCTTGTGCACGAGCACCATGTACCGGTACACCAAGCAGTCGTCCTGGAAGGTGACATCGAGCACTGGCGCGAACGGCGCGACCATGTACTCGTAGTCGCCCAGGTCATGCATGTGCTCACGGATGTACGCGAACGCGGCCTGCTCCAGCTTGCTACACCGGAAGAAGCGCTGCGCGGCGATGAGGTAGTCGCTGTAGTTGGTGCCCTCGTAGTTCGCCATCTCTCGCCATGGGGTCAGTTTCATAGATATCTCCTAGCAGCTCATCATGATGTGCACGTTGTCGGCGCACTCGGCGCACGTAACGCGGATCTGGGCACCGGCCTGCGCCGGGTCATCGGCGGCGCGCAGCCTCCACGGCGACCTGATGCCGGTCGGGTTGGCGCGGTTGGCGAAGTCCTCGGCCTGGGCGTCGGTCCATTCGCTGGGGACGCACACCTGCATATCGATCAGGCCGCGCCGGGTTATCATGGCTTCGCTCATAGCGGCAGCACCTTGGCCTTGACCGCGCCGAAGCGCACCATCGCCCGCTGGCTCTTGTTGGCTGCTGCCTTGGGCCCCAGGCTGGCGGCAAGCTGCAGGGGGTTGATGGTCAGCTCGACCGTTCGCCATGTGCCGTTGATGCGGATCACATGGTTGGTTGTTACCTTTGTCTCACTCATATCACTCTCCGTTGGTTGTTCGACGGGCGCTATAGTTTCACGTTTTTTCAGTGCTGTCAACAAATATAATCGTGTTAAATTTCACAAGCTATTTGACAGATTAAAATTTGGCGGCTATACTTTTTGGGTGGGGGGTGGGGGTCATAGTCTTAGTCTGCTTCCCAAAGGGGGATACCCCTGTGTCTTTTGCCTTTACTGCCTTCCCTGTCAAATTTTGTGCGAAATCGTGTTAAATTTCACAAGAAATGGTAATTGCTGTAGATGGGTGTGATATCCTTTGCGGCATGGATGAGAGTGACAAGCAACACGTCGGCGAGGCGCTGCGGCGCATCTGGGCTGTGCACCGGGCTAAGTACGGCACAGACGTATTCAACGGCATGTGGGCTGGCCTGCAGGGCATGAGCAGGGCAGACTTCGACAGGGCGCTGGTGCACGTGGAGAGGTACTCCAAGTGGCCCCCGACGCCTGCCACGTTCTGGGCGGCTCTGAAGCAAGGATGGCTGTGAGTAGCATTGAGGGGTTGGAGCGTGCCTTGGCATACCTGAGGGCTGCATATGCAAATTGACGAGCTACTGACGCGCTTCGATAAGATCAAAAAGTCGGGGCCTAACAAGTGGATTGCCCGCTGCCCGGCGCACGAGGACCGCAGCCCCTCCTTAGCCATCAAGGAGGGCGACGACGGCGTGGTATTGCTGCACTGCTTCGCGGGGTGCAGCGTCGACGATGTCTGCGGCGCCATAGGTATCAGCCTGATGGACCTGTTCCCGCCGACCGACAAGCGGGAATGGTCGGGTGACAAGCCGATCAAGTTCGGGACCGTGAAGTTCTCGGCAATCGATGCGTTGCGTTGCCTGTCGAGCGAGGGCAGCTTACTGGCGGTTGTCGCCGCCGACATGGCCGAAGGCAGGGTGCTGGGCCCAGACCTCACAGAGAGGCTGTACGTCGCCTGCGAGCGAATAGCGACCGCCCTGGACTACGTGGAGAACACATGACCGACCAGCTGAAGATGGCTGGCATCAGCGTTGGCGGACCGGCGAAGAAGCACCTGGCAGAGATCGAGGCATCGCAGCGCGCCATAGATGCGGTCGCGGCGGCACGTCGGCACGGCAAGATATTCGTTACCACGCAGGCCGCCGGGGCGAACGACAGCCCCGAGAAGATCTTGTTCGACGCAGGCAAGCAAACACCGAAGGAGATGATCGATGCTTATTCAGCTAGACGGGCGCATTACGACACTGTGCCACTGGACGTGGAGGGCAATGTTGTACGTCTCTACAAGGGGCAGTGGACGATTTTCTCGGGATATACAGGGACCGGCAAGACGACGTTTCTTCGTCAGATGGTCTGCCACCTTCTCAAGGCAGGCAAGTCAGTATTCGTGGCTACTCTCGAAGCGGATCCCGAGGATTACCTCGTGGAGCTGGCGTCGACCGCTGCCGGTGTCGAAATGGTGTCAGAGACCCAGCTCGCGGCGTTTCTCGCGGCCTTTGGCGAGCAGATCAAGCTCTGGGGCATCGTGGGAGTTGCGGATCACCGCAAGATCCTGGCGACCGTACGTGACCTCGCAAAGCAAGAGGGCGGCCTGGATTACGCTGTTCTAGACAGCCTGATGATGCTCGACATCGAGGAGGACGACATCGACGAGCAGCGCAAGTTCGCTGGCCTGCTCACAGCCTCCGCGATCACCACCGGGGTGCACATCATACTCGTCGCGCATCCGAAGAAGCCCATGGATGCTGAGGCGCCACCGACCGTGCACAACGTCAGCGGCAGCTCGAAGCTGGTGAACCTTGCATTCAACGTGCTCTTCATTCGTCGTGGGCCGCCGGTCGCCGGACAGGACCATAGTATCACGCAGATGCAGCTGCATATCCTCAAGCAACGCACGCGTGGCCTGGTGGGCGAGATCACGGGCTGCTTCTACCGGCACCACAACCAGTTCCACCTGGACGCATACGCGCAGCAGCCGACGTTTTACATGCTGGCCGAGCATTACCCGGCCAGTGGGCTGACAGAGGACATCCCAGAGCACATACTCAACCGGAATGCGTTCACCGTGGACCGGGAGACCAGCACCTCGGCGCCCTGGGAAATCTAGTGTGGTATCATAGATGTCATGGCTAAATCTCCAACCCCCGCAGAGAAGGACCGCATGGACCGCCTCGCCCGATCAGGGTGTGTGGTATGTCGAATACAGCACGGCGCCTACGTGGATGCTGAAATCCAGCATCTCACCGCAGGAGGGCGGCGTCTTGGTCACCGTCACACCATTCCCCTTTGCGCGTGGCATCACCGAGGCATCTGCGCCGGAAGCATCACCACCCCAGAGATGACCAGGATCTACGGCCCGAGTTTCGCCAACAGCCGGGCAGAGTTCGAGGGCGCATTCGGCAGTGAAGAGCACCTGCTCGACGAGACAGACAAGTGGTTAGGCGTACCAAGGATCAAACGAGATGTCGTGGATACAGAGCCAAAAGCGGCTGACTAAGATTTACGTGTTCACGACTGCGGCTCTCAATGAGTGCGGCATCCTCCCTGATGGGGCAGAAATCAAGCCGTGGCTAAAGGAAGAGATCGGTGACATAGATCCGCCCCCGGCGCAGGCTGAGGTCGATACCGTGCTGGCGTCTATGTGGAGCGAGGGAGTAAAGTTCCACGGGGTGACACCGGATGCATCCGCGCGCTTCGATGCGCACCCGTTGTTCGGCAAGGCCGGTCACAAGTTAGGCGTGGCGAAGAAGGGTGAGTAAGTACCTTGAACACGCGGAACAGGTTTCTTTTCTGCGGCTGGCTAGCCTTAGACGCCATCTTGGAGAGCCGCTATCAGAGTATCTATTCGCTGTGCCGAATGCTGGCACGACCGGTGGCCGTCGCGCTATGCTTGCTGGCGTTCGCCGCAAGGCGGAGGGCGTCAAGGCTGGTGTCCCTGACATCGAGTGCTTTATCGCGATGCCTCCGCACACTGGGCTCCATATCGAGATGAAGAAATCCCGCAAGGACGGCGGGAAGCGCAGCGACGTGAGCGCAGAGCAAGAGAAGGTGATGCGACGGCTTGAGGCGTGTGGCAGGAAGTGCGTGGTAGCGTTTGGTTGCGCAGAGGCATGGAAGGAGCTGTGCGCGTACCTGAAGATCAAGGTGTGATACAATCAACGACGAGGTGAAAGTATGAAATTTCTACAAGGTATTGGGTTTGGATTCGGTGCGGCGTACGTGCTTGCTATCATTGCTGGTGTGATTGGCTGGGTGCTGAACATCATAGCCGTGGTGCATTCGTTGTCGGGTCCAGTGACAGCGATGTTGGTGGCGCGCCTTGTTGGCATCCCGGTGTTCATCCTGGGCGCCATCCTTGGGTGGGTGTCATGACAAAGTATGTGCCGTATACTTGGAATGAGTTTTGCGCTAAGCAGGACTATGAGGGCACTGAGTATATGATGACCCAGATTGACCCGGAGGGGGTGCCTGCCGAACTGCGTGATGCGCATGCGGCGCTGCAGAAGGCGTACAACGAATGGGACGCCATCGTGCAAGCAAACTACGCTGAATACTCAGAGGAGGATGACACGTGATAGAGTTCCAGGAGTTCCCAAAGATTCCGCGCTACCGGCGGGAGGTTGCGCTCACCGAGAAGCTTGACGGCACGAACGCCGCCGTGGTGTGGGTGCCTGCGACGCCGGACACAATGACCGAAGAGCAACCGAACGTGATTGCCACTGAGATGTTGGTTGACCAGCACGGCGCAGATATTGGTCCGCATCACTTGCTGGCGCAGTCTCGGCAGAGGTTTATCACGCCGTCGCACATCAAACCGAAGAACGACAATTACGGCTTCGCGCAGTGGGTGTACGATAACTACGGTGCCCTGACTCGCCTCGGCCCTGGGCACCATTACGGCGAGTGGTGGGGTTACGGCATTCAGCGTGGGTACGGTCTGCCTGAGAAGCGCTTTAGCCTGTTCAATGTGAACCGCTGGGGCGACGGCAAGCAGGAGCGCCCTGAGTGCTGCCACGTAGTGCCGTTATTGGGATATGTGCAGCCTGACGAGATTTATAAGCACCTGGGAGAGCTGCGCTACATGGGCAGTAGGGCAGCTCCTGGTTACATGCGCCCAGAGGGCGTGGTCGTGTGGCACAGCCAGAGCAAGCAGTACTACAAGATCTTGCTGGAGGGGGATGACGTGCCCAAGAGCTTGTGGACCGCAGAAGCCGCCAAGCCGGTGCAGCAATGAAGGCGCTCAAGTGGTGGGCGTACATCATCAGCGGCATCGTGCTGCTGCTGTTTCTGGCGCCAGCTCTGATATCTGCGGCAGACACGGTTGCGGTGCTCGCAGGGGTGGGGATGCTCGTGCTCTACGGGGTGTGGAGCTGGAAGTTTCTGATTCGTGGATTGATTAAACAACTGAAGGAGACATTGCGTGATTAATTATCTGAAGTCTTTTGCTGTGCTCGCGGCGGCGCTGTCTATGACGGCATGCTTGAGTAAAGTGCCGGTCGGCAACGCTGGTATCATGGTCGACCTGTATGGCTCCAATAAGGGCGTGCAGGCCACTGAGCTGTCGCCCGGCCGGTACTGGGTTGGTTACAACCAGGACCTGTACCTGTTCCCGATGTTCACCCAGACGTACACGTGGACCGGTGCCAACAAGGAGCAGATCAAGTTCCAGTCAGTCGAGGGTCTGTCTATCACCGCCGATGTCGGGATCACGTACCACATCCAGCCCGGCAAGGTGTCGGTGCTCTTCCAGAAGTACCGGCGCAACATCGAGGAGATCACGGACACCTACATCCATAACATGGTCCGTGATGCGTTCGTCGAGACCTCATCGAAGCTGCCTATCGAGTCTATCTACGGCAAGGGTAAATCTGATCTGGTGCAGGCCGTGCAGCAGTACGTGCAGGCGCAGGTGTCAGACATCGGCATCGTGGTCGAGAAGGTATACCTGGTGGACGACCTGATTTTGCCGGACCCCGTTATTGCGTCCATTAACTCTAAGATCAAGGCCACGCAGATGGCTGAGCAGCGCCAGAATGAGGTCGCGCAGTCTACGGCAGAGGCTAACAAGGAGATCGCCGCTGCGCAGGGCGTGGCGCAGTCCAAGCTGATCGTGGCAGAGGCGGAAGCCAAGGCGATCAAGCTCAAGTCTGATTCGTTACGCGATAGCCAGGCGCTGGTGCAGTGGCAGGCGGTCGACAAGTGGGATGGTAAGCTGCCTAATGTGAATGGCGGCGCCCTGCCGTTCATCAACATCGGGAAGTAGATGGCTCATATGCCGATAGTTGGTCTGGGATTCGGGCTATCTATAAAGGCAGACCGCGTCCCTGTGAGGCGCACTAAACCAATACTTAGTGAGCAGCAGATCAAGGACCTGTATTCCATCCGGTGGACAATAACTCAGGATGAGGCGGCAGTTCTGTTCGGCACCAGTCAGAGTATCGTAGGCCGCATATGGAACCGGCAGGCGTGGTTGAAGGTGACAGATGGCATGGGACATCCAAGAGATGGCTGGATTGAGAGGCGTCGGTACTATTCTAACGATGGAGACTCAGAACATGGCTAATCTGACCGGGTGGCTTATCGAGAACGCCGATAGGCATCCGGTGCCTAAATGGCTTGCGTCGGACGTGAACATTCGATGGACAACCGACGCCAATAAAGCGCTCCGGTACGCAACCGAGGACGAAGCCCGCGACATTATCCGCCTTGGAGGCTCCGCACTCCACGGTCGATGCTGGCCTACGGAACACATTTTTATGGACTCAACGGACAGCGGAGAGGTGAAGTCTTGAAGGCGTGCTATTTCTGCCAGAAATCCGCTCAACCGGACGGCAGCATCTTTCATCATCCCAACTGCGCCGGACTAGAGCAGTCTGAATTTAGCAACCTTCAGGTTCATCGCCTAGAAACTCGCGTGCATGAGTTGGAGGCCGAACTGCAGGGATGGCGCAACGGCTGCACCGGGAAGAATGGCTCACAATCTCCATGCTACGTTTCTGATGCCGAGGTGAAGCATGCCGCTGATTAAGCTAGTGAGCGCTGAAAACCCGGAAAGGTACCAGCGCGAACTTGAGCAGTTTTGGCGAGCGATCCACCAGAGGTTGGCAGACGAACTTGAGCACAATCTAAGGCGCATATTTTATTCTGATGCCGATGCAAAGCATGCGTGACGTCGAGTGGCTGGTGCATAAGGGCGTTACCCGGTTCAAGGCCATGACCCCACGGGCGATGACAGTATTCATGGAGATCCTGGAGATGCCAGAGAACCCCGGGTTGATTACCGAGGCGTTCCTGCACGCCAAGGACGAGGGGCACGCGCAGGCCCTCCTGGCAAGGCTCAAGCGCAACGGGCTGGAGACGGAGGCGCCAAAGGTAGCCCCGCCACCACCGAAGGCACCTGAGCCGCCCCCGACGCATTTGTGGACGTTCTAGATGCCAGCAGTCGCCGGGTCGCAATGGAACGAGCGCAGCATAGGGCGCGCTATCTTCGAGCAGGCGTTTACGCGCAAGCACGTCGTGCTGCTGCCGAATTCGTACTTCACGGGGTATGAGACCGACCTGCTGATAGTGCGCAACGACCTGCGCCTGGTCGACATCGAGATCAAGCGCAGCCGCAGCGACTTCAGGGCTGACCAGCACAAAGATAAGTGGTGGAAATACGGCCCTTACGCACCTGATCCCAGCGGCGCACAGATGCCATGGGGTACTGGACCTCGGATGGTACCCAGCAAGGAGCGCCGGGAGTGGCCAATCAGGATCTGGAAGCACTACTATGCGCTGCCTGCCGAGATATGGACCCCAGAGCTAGAGGCCGAGATCAGCCCCAAGTCGGGCATCATGCTG